CGAGAGTGTCATCTCCGACTTCGACTTCGTCCCACTTCTTCCATCCATCACGCGTCAGGATGCGTGAGCGGAGAGGTGTGCAGTACCCGCCGACATCGATGTTCGCGTGAACCTTGATGCGCTCGATGCCATTGTCAGAGTACCAGGACTCGAGGGTACTGGCGAGTTCTGTTGCCAGCCCACCACCCTGGAAGTTCTCTTCGACGACAAAGTACACGTTGTCGAGTTCCCTGTCCCCCAAGCGGAATGTGCGATCGATGCTGCCGTACATCTTGCTGTCGCCGAATGACCAGCCGATCTCGATGTTGCCGTAGTTGTCGACAGAGAAGTTCTTGAGCTGAGCCTCGAAGGGAAGGTTCAGTTCCTCCATGACGGCGTTGATGCGCGCGTTCATCCCCAGCTTGAACTCATGCGTCAGCTTGGGATCAAGCTTGCCGGTCGACTCGTAGCCGTCCATCAAGTCTCGCAGGATGTTCTCTGTCGCAGCGATGATCTCTTCCCGCGAGCGAATGTCGGACGCGTCCAGCGGGTCGATAGAGAGCATCTTAGAGTGGTAGTGCACCTTCTCGAACGCCTCGTCCAGAGACGCGATGTCCCACTCCACCGGGTCATTGGCCGGGTCATAGATCGCATACTGCCCGCCTTCCTCGAAGATGCGATAGCCCTTCTCGTCGGCGTAGGCTGGGTCATCGCTGTTCGGGTCCGTGATGACCTTCCAGCCTGCGGGCATCTTGGGGAGTTCCAGGTCTCCGAACCCGATGTCTGACTCTTCCTTCTTGGTCAGGTCAGTTTCCTCGTTGAACAAGCTCCAGTCCCTACTCCCCAAGTCGCTGATGCGATCTGCAGCATCGCGGAGCAGGTACCAGGCATCCGAGCCACCATCCACACGTCCCTTGGCCGTGTCCAGGTCGTAGCGCATCTCATCCAGCTCAACGCCAGCCTGGTCCGAGTCCTTCGCCGGATCGAAGAGCTCAGCAGCCTTGCGCGCGGTGCCGACAGGGCCATCAACCCGGTCGGCATCCTCGTAGTATGTCATCCCTAGCTTCTCGATCAGGTCGTCCATGATCTTGAGCGGGCTGTCCGTCCACCTACCGGAGAAATCGCCGTTGCCGCGCGGGATGCGAATCTGGCCCTCGTCGAACCCGCTTGCGCGGAGAGAGGTTGCACCCAGAGGCCACTCCTGGCGCTCGTCTCCCCACCAGAGGCCGATACGGTCGAAGGGAACGCTCTTGACCTCGTTGATGGACGAGATCATGTCGCCGCTCGCCGGAACGTCGTATCCGATCGTGGTATGCGGCAGGTACTCTGGGTACTTGGTGAAGGTGCCCTGCTCGATCAGCGCGGCCACTTCGGGATCGTTGACCAGGGCTGAATTCACCTTTGCAAGACTGCCCTGCGGCTTGAAGAACCACACCAAGGCATTGTCGTCGCCTAGGCTGCCAACCTTGTCGACGACGGCCCGGAACGGTCGCGTGGACTCGGCTGTACGCTCGCAGAGACCAGCCAGGTACGGTCGCATGTCGGCAAGCGCCGGAGCGCCGTCGCCGTCCATGTGACCCAGGTAGGCTAGCGTTGCGTGCGTCTCCTCCATCGACTTTCGGTCTGCGGGTGAGCCTGCCTCTGGCAGCATCACGATACAGACACTCGTGTCCAGGTCGTCGTGCGGGTTGCCCGCTGCCGTCAGGGTCTTGGGGTCGTCAGCACCCACAATGGTGCAACGACACGAAATCACCTCGTGTGCCGGACCTGCCGGGTCACCAGGGAACTGCAGCATGGACTCGCCGACCTTGAACGGGTGGAACAGCGGCACTACCTGCCCGTCTGCTTCTCTATGGCTGTCTCTGGTTCGGCTATCCTTAGTAGCCATCCACCTCTTGTGAGTGCGGCCTTCGGCACCAAGCGCGGCAAGAGAACCCGAATTCCATGCCGAAGTACTTTCCGTCCTAGCTATGCGAGTTGCCCTTGTCTTCCAGTCACCCTGGTGCTCCATGATCTTGTCGACGGCATCGGCACGAACAGACTGCCAGATCTTCACTGCCGGATCGTTGTCGCGGGCACGGTCGCGGTTCGGGCTGCCAGGCTTGCCGAGTGGATCGAGGATCTTATCGATCTCGTCTTCAGCAAGCTGCTTCTGCTTGCGCCAGTACTCCTTGTCCGGCTCCCAGGATAGCCGCTCTGCGATGTCGCGGGCCTGCTCCTCGATCGTCCACCCTCCAAGCGCGCCTGCACTCAGAGTGTGTCGAATCTGTTCGAAGGCAGCCTCGGGAATCTCGGGCAGAGACGCGCGGCTCAAGCGGTCGCGAACTCGTGAGATGTGGGTCGCCATTGCCTCAGAACGAGCGATCATGCTCACATCGTTCGGGTTGCCGCCGTAGGCTGCTTTCCAAGTGCTCTCGATGTGTTCGGTAAGCTCCTGGTTGACCTCCTCCGACCACCAGTTCAACAGAACGCCGAGAGCCAGAACAGGTTGTGCGTTGTCGGTGCGACCGGAGCGCATCGCAGCGAGCACAGCATCCAGGACGCGGACCAGGAAGTCTTTGGTACTCTCATCAACGACAGTCGAGAGGTCCTTCTCGGCGGCATCAAGATTGGATGGCATCTCTGATCCGCCTCTCGAGTTCTTCGAACTTGTGTGGCTGCATCGAGAATACGAGTTCTCTTACGTAGCCATCGAGTAGGAGAGTCAACTTGCGTTCCTGCAGGGAGCAACAACCATGCTCGTTGACCATGCGAGGGAGGACGTTCCAGGCTCCCGCCAGGGCTGCTTCGACGTGATGCGGTTCTGGCTTCCAGACCGTATGTACGTCGCTCCAGTCCATGCCACTGCGTTGCATCGCACCGAACCGGGCGCGGCCATCTCTAGCAACACGTTTCCCGATGAGCTCTAGTGCTCTCATCACAGCCATGTCCGCTGCAGCACACAAGGCTGCAGCGTCATTGTTAGCCGTTGACCGGGCCAGAGCCACTGGGTGCTCCTTCCGCCGCAACCGGTGGTCTCGCACCGTTGGTGGGTCTGGCGGGAGCAGGCGTGCCAGCGACTGCAGGTCGGGCGCCAGGGACGGCAGGTGCACCGTTGGCTGACGCCTGTGGCGGTGGTGCCTGCGGGGTATTGCCTGGTGCCAGCGGCTTCAGAGTGTCCGGCACGCGCTGACTGCTGACCACATCTGCGCCAGACTCCGGCGTGCCGTCCAGAACTGCCATGACGGATCTCACGATCTCTGGCATATTGTCGATCAGTTGCGGGTTACCCTGCGCGATGCTGAGCGCGATCTCGATTGCCTGTGCTGCGCTGTTCGGCGCATCCGTCTCTTCGAAGCCCGCCGCCTCTCGGAGAGCCTTGTCGCTGATCGCGCCGACCGCGTGAAGGGTGCTGGCATCCTCGAGACGGTTTGGCCGCTGGACCAGGTGAGAGACATCGAACTTGAGGGTGTAGCTGTCCGGGTCAGGATCGCCCTGCTGCTTCTTGATAGGCCGGTAGAAGCCGTGGGTGAGAGCATCCGCGATCAGGTCGAGACGCGGGACGACGTGGGTCTGAATGACTTCGTCGCGGACTAACCACATTCCCCAGTGGTTTGCGTCTCCCATGCCTTGCAAGAGTTCGGGAGGAGCGTCCAGACCCAGGCCAAGACGCCTGATCGCTTCCTCCCGAAGGCCGTGTGTCTCCTTGTCGAATGGCGTCGAGAACGTGTCGTAGCGAATCTTGGAGATTGAGTCGTCGGGTGCGCCCATCAAGACCGGCACGATCGCAGAAGCGTTGCTACGGTCCTCGATCGGAAGCAACATGCCCTGCATGATCGCGTTCAGAACAGGGTTCTCGGCGAAGGACTGCTGTTCGGCGGAGGATGGTGCGACCTTGGCGCTGTTCAGGATTGAGTTCGGAATCCAGTACACACCTGCTCCGGCCAACCGAGAGTCGATCTGCGCACTCACGTGCTGCGTGAGACCGACAAGCTCTCGCAGGACCGGCAAGCAGGAGATGACCGGACTGTCAGCCTGTTCCCACTCGGCAGGATGCGGATCCCAGATACGCTCGAGGTAGATCTTGTCCTCTTCGTACTCTTCGCCGCGAATCTGGACCCTGCCGTTGGTGGCCTTGACCTCGAGCTTGGAGGCGATGAACCAGATCGTGTCTTCGCCGGTCGCCGCGCCTGCGTCCGGCGCAATGGTCGAGCCGTCCAAGATCTCCTTGAGTTCCTTGCCGACCGGCACGCCGACCAGGTAGCCAGAGCCTGCCACGTAGATGTTGAGGCTCAAGCGTTCCACCATCTGCGGCGTGATGAGCGCGATGAGCGGGTCTTCGTCCTCGCTGTCGTCGACGCGTGCGCCGTCCTTCTCCACGTAGAGGATGGCCTGCGCGCATCGACCGGAGATCGCGTTGGCGATGTAGCGTAGCTCGCCAACCTCGTTGTACATCCGCCAGACTTCCTCGTCAGCGGACGTAGAGGTTGTCGTCTGCATGGCGGAGACGGCACCTTTGGCCGTGCGCTTAGCCTTGCCCGTCACCACGCGGACAGCGGCACCTACGAGGGAGGGTGGAGGCGAGATGGCGGTGTTGTCACTGGTCGGCGCGTTGTACGACCAGGCTGGCGGGTTGACGTGTACAGGTTGAGGCTGTGTGCGCGCCCGTCGGCGCTGCTCGAACCAACTCGCCATGTCTCATATTACCACGGCATCTGCCAGTTGAGTGCGAGTGGCAAGGTCGAAGATCGTACTGTCTACACGGTTGCTCTTTCTGATGTTGCAGCGGAGGTGTGCTAGCTGTACGTTTGCAAGGATGTCAGGACCATCGAGGCTGATCGGTAGAACGTGATCGATCGAGGGTGAGGCAGGATCAGGATGCTTGAGCTTGAGATCGACCGGCTCACCACAGAGACCGCAGTCGAGGCCATCTCGATCAATGATGTCTTGCCTCGTGTAAGGCTCAGTCGGAACGGCTGCCTTGTTGGCTCTGCGCTTTGCCCTCCAGGATCGCACCTTGTCGGGATTCGCTAGCTTGTATCGCTTCTGTTGTGCCAGCGCCTGCTCTTTGTTTGCAGCGTACCATGCCTGAGCTTGTACAAGTAGGCGATCTGCATTCAGTGCGTAGTAGGCTCTCTTGCACGGTATGCACTCACCATTGGTATTACGCTCGTTCATACCACATCGGTCACAAGGTTGTGACTTCCGACATGGTATGCAAGTTCCAGCTACAGTGCGTTCTGTTGCACCGCATGTCTTGCAAGGTCGAGCCTGCAGGCAGGATACACACTTGCCATCTGACAGTCGTTCAGTTGAGCCACATTGCTTGCAAGGAGGGGGGTTGAGCCTCATCTGCTCTCGGTACGCACGATTGAAGGCTAGCTTGCAGCTTCGACATTCACCGCTCTTGTACCATTCCGTTCCCTTGCAGCGCAAACACTCTTTCATCCGCGCCTCGTGAACCGAGGAATCGTGGGGTGCCTGGACGGGCCGTACCGACCACGGCTGCGCTGAGGCGTGCCCGCCGTGGGAGGTGCCGCGTAGGACCTCGAGACATGTCCCTGCGGGACGAACGGAGTCGTGGTGCCGGTGCTCCACATCCGGCGCAGGGCTTGAGCGGTGCAGTCGATCTGGTCGTCGTGGGCCGAGTTCGGGAAGTTGCGAGCCTCGCTGAGGAAGTCCGGCAACCAGTCTGCCTCTGCCGGGAGGAAGACGTGCTTGCTCTCCACGGTCGGACTGATCGAACGGGCTCGTGCTTCCTTGGATTCAGTGGGGTTGATGGCGATCAGGCCGGGAATCTCAGTGGTGAGGGTGTCGATGACGGCGGTCCCGTTCGCCTTGTCCTCGATCAGGTGCTCATGCACGCCGACGCCTTCGGGCAGCCAGAGGTTGCAGGAGTTGACGAATGAGCGCATCTCGGCAATCGACTCCGTGAACGTGAGCCTCTTCCTGATCTGGCGGAGCAGGAATCGGTCGGGTCCGGCGCTAGCCCAGAGTTGGCCGACCACGTAGTCGCTCGAGGACAAGTTCTTGAATGCCATGTCCCAACTCGTGAGCACGCGGTCGAACTCTGGCAAGTCGTTCTGTGTGCGCCAGAACTGCCACCAGTCGTTCGAGAAGATGTTCCCTGATGCAGGAGAAGGAGACTGCTGAAAAAGTGCGGACCACGCGTAGCTGCCGACTGCCTGCCGGATGTCGGCCCACCGTGCGAGGGCTTCCTGCGCCGTCTCGATCACGATCGGGGACAGTAGAGGCTCACCCTCCTTGCGGCCCAACACATCGTCACCTTCGGCCAGGGCTGGAAAGCTGATAACCTCCCACTGTGCGGGGTCGCCGTCATACTCAGGGGAGAGAAGCCTGCCCACGAAATCGTCTTCGTGCCAACGAGTCTGAATAGCGATGACCAGCGACGGCGGGTGAAGACGGGTACGAGAGTTTGCAGTCCACCAGTCCCAGACGAAGTTTCGGATCGTCGGGCTGTGCGCATCAGCGAAGTCTTTCGTGATATCGTCGAGCACCATTACCTTTGCACCACGACCAGTGACACTCTCTCGGATTGAGCGACTCAAGACGACACCACGACGGTCGATGGTTTGGCCGTCCTTGACGCCCTTCAAGGCCGGTCGCTGGACCTCCCACTCTTTTGCTGCGCCTGCGTCCTTGGCGACTTGTAGGTCGAGGGAAGGCCCGTTGACGTCGATTGCGTTTCTGATCTGTCTGCCCCACCCTGCAGCAAGAGACGGATCGTGGGACAGCAGCATGATCTCCCAGGACGGGTGCTTGTGCAGCACCCATAAAGGTAGGTACACACTGGTAAGCATGGACTTGCCCGTCCTCGGGGGGAGACTCACTGCAAGATAACGACTCTTGCCTTGCTCGACATCGTGAAGCGCTGCGGCCAGCCGGTCAGACAAGTACTTGAGATGGTCGCGAACGACGTAGCCGCTGTCCAAGGACAGGGCTAGCTCGAGGGGGTTGGACCAGGTTTGCTTGGTTCCCAACTGAGAGAAGATCTCCTCTTGGAGGGAATCGATCCAATCAGCGCTCACGGATCATCCTCTTCAAGCGCCAGTGCCACCAGCAAACCGGGGACCAGACGGTGTTGAAGCCGAAGGCAGCGTAGAAGTCTGTGCGCCACCACCACTGGTGACAGGTGGAGCACTGCGCTAGGGTTCGGTACGGGTACTCGTCGGGGTTGGGCAGGTCACAGCGCGAGTGCGGGCCGACTCGGGGAGTGATGATGGCGCTCATGACCGTGGCCACCAGACCACCCAGAGGATCAGGAGCACGAGGCAGATGATGATGAGCATCTTCACAGGCGCACCTCAAGCTGCAAGATCTCCCACAGCACCTCGTCGTGGAACCGCTCTCCCGTGGACTGCACGATGAGGTCGATGAACTGTCGGCCCATGCCTTCAACCTCGACCTCCAGCGCAAGCTCAACAGGCACGTGGGGTTTGATCCACGTGCCCAGGTCCATGCTCAGGCCCTCGACCAGGACACGCGGGCACTTGGCTCGAACATGCGGGGCGGCAGCCAGCAAGACCTTCATTGGTCCTCCGGTGGTGGGAGAGATGGCAACCAGTCCTCTGCGAAGTGTTCGAGTTGAACGATAGCGTTCAGGCGAGCATCGATACGTTCCGGTCCTTCGTGATCGTCCTTTCGAGCGCGAGTCTCAATGCGGTAATTCACCTTGTGAGGCCGTCCGTAGACCGGCAGGGTTCCCCAGGACAACTCAGTGCTCATGGTGAGTGCCCACCTTCACACCCATGCGGAAGCCCAGCAGTCCGACCAGGCCGGTGATGGCGACTGTGAGCACCTTCGAGCCGGTCGCACTGAGGCTGTCGTTGCCGATCGCGGCGGCGACCAGGACGGCGACCGCCAGAAGAACGATCGTGAGCGAAAGGCCAACGGCCAGGATGAGGCTCACCAGATCGCTCCTCTCGCGCAGACGCTGCATCATGGTGAGCCTATCCTCCCAGGTCCCACCCTGGTTCCATTCTACCGCCTCAACAGTGCAAACTGGTGTGGGTGGCGGTACAATGATCGTATGGACACACTCTACCTGGTGCTCTACATCGCCGCAGCGTTGTGCTTCGCCGTCGCTGCCTTCGTCGCCTCCGTGGTGACGCGAACGGACGGCACCGTCCGTTCCTCTGCCCTGACGGCGCGGGTCAACTTCGTGGCTCTCGGGCTGCTGCTCTGGGTGCTCGTGCCTCTGATCCACCTCATCGACACGATGGACTAGTACCACAGACCCTGCTCACGTTGGGATGCTGCCGTCCTCCTCGAATCGCTTCTCTAGCATGAGGCAGAGGCTGTACATCGCGTGAGCGGGGTCTTGTCCTGTCGCCTCGAGGTCAAGGGCTGTTGCCGCCCACGGCGGGTGGATGCCTTCGAGCCGGAAGTCCTCTGTGGCGCGCAGATCGCCGATCAGTTCGACTGAGGCGTCGTCGCCGAGAGCTCGTGAGACCTTGGTCGCAAGGCGGGACAGGGCAGCGAGAGGTGTCGGGGCACTAGCCTCGAAGCCCTCCATCGAAGCTTCCCAACTCCCAGTCTCGTCTTGAGCGTACAGGTCGCGGGACACCTTGTACACGAGGATCATGACGCAAGCCAGACGATGTGGTGGGATGCCTCAGCCAGTTCCCTGCGGAGCCTCGTGAGTTCCTGCACGCGGAACGCTGCGTAGTCGCCATCGTTCTCGTGGTACGCGCTGGTGCCGTCGTCGAAGGCTACGCCGTGGCCCACCGTGGTGTCGTCTGCATCCAGAACAGCGAAGACGGCGGGGTCGTCATGCCTGCGCTCCGGTGGCTTGGCAGTGTGGCAAGGACAGGCACAGTCTCCCTCGCCTGCGTGGCGCTGAGAGCACTCGTCATGGTAGCCGATCGAGCACTGCCTGTACCTCGGGTGGTCGTAGGGTCGGCGGTCTGTCCGGTCGGCACCCGTGAGGCGGTCGGTGTACTGCGCGTCCGTCTCGCCAGGTAGAGCAGGCGGCATCTCGGGGTAGTACCTGCCCTTGGCAGGCAAGAGGGTCACGACCAGGTGGTCGATGAGGGACTGCTCTGTGACCTTCGTGACCACGTTGTCACCCGGCCAGGACTGCACGGCTGCAGTGATCGCAGCGGCAGTGAGGTGGCCTGCAAGGGTCTCGGTGCGATCTTTCCAGAACTCGACCTCTGCCTGAAGTCGCTGCACCTCTTCGAGGGTGGGTGTGTAGGGTGCGCTCTCGTTGTGGGTCACAGATTGCCTCTCGTCTCTGCCAGGGCTTCGCCGATCATGTGTGCGAGCTCGAGGCCGGTGACTGGGAGGTCGCCGACCTCGACCAAGCGTTCTTGCAGGTGTTCGAGGGCTGTTGTGCCGAGGCTCATCGAGGCCACCACCAGTGACGGCGCTTGGTTCGTAGGACCTGTTGCGCTGCGAAGCCTCTCCTGGTGAGCACGTCCCACTCCTCAAGCGGGACGCGCTCGCCAGTGTTGTGCCTGCGCCAGAGGATCGCTGCCTCAGCTTGGATGTTGGCAAGCTCTTGTCGTGCCTCAGCCTTTGTCACGGGCGATCCATCGCTGCAGGCGAACGGCTTCGATCCCACGCCGGACGGCTCCACCTTGCGGGCCAGCCCACGTAGCGTAGTCGTCGTTGAGGCCGAAGTGGTTGTAGAGCCTCTGTTCCTGCGCAGCCTTGAGCGGGCTGTCAGGATCGAAGTTCGGCGCGTCCGTCACCTGCTCCTTGGTGTACGGGACCTCGATGCCGGTCTCCGTGAGGACGGCATGGCTGGTGGGGATGACGTTCTCGTTGAGGCCGAACAGGCCGGTGTGCACGCCGATCCACTGCGGCTCGCCGGACTCGCTGTCCAGGTAGACCTCTCCTGCCTTGCCGATCTTCGCACCGTCGACCGTGCTGAACACGTCGGTGCCCTTGACCCTGGTGATCTGATCCTTGAGAAACATGGCGTTCCCTCCTTGGTTGGTATGTTGAAGGTACCCAAGAGAAGGTAGTTTGAAACGGGCTGGTGTGGGTAAGACGTTGGTGTCAGGAGTCCTCTCAAAGCCTGCCTCTCGCTCGCCCCCCTTCTTCGGGAGGAGGGCGAGCGTTGTGTTGTCAGGCATCATCTGCGCCACCCTTGTGTTGCTGCGCAGTCGCCTCACGAACCATCTGTCCGACCAGGTAGAGTGCCTGGCTCTGCGTGAAGCCTGCCGCAACGTAGGCAAGGAAGATCTCGTGCAGGCTGACGGCCATCTCTGCCATCGCGGTCATGGGGTCTTCTGGCTTCTGCTGCATCACGGGGTCCACCCATTCACTCGTGCGGAGAGACGGTATCGCGGGACGGTCGCGCGGACGAACGCATCGAAGTACTCCTCGCTCAGACCGTGTTCGGTGAGTGCCCGCTTCAGGTCGTTGTAGGTGATGCTGCTGCCGTACTTCCGGTTTGCCCTGGTCGCGCTCTCGAAGACGACACGGAGCGCGGCATCCTGCTTGTCCTTGAAGAAGAACCCAAGCCGCTCAAGCTGCTTCTCAAGATCGCTCATCGACCCACCCAGTCCTTCCCGCAGGAGCAGTAGTACGCTCGCTTCCGAGAGTGGCCGTAGATGTCCGGCAACACGGCTGCGCGGTGTCCTCTCAGACGGTGCCACCAGGTCTTCATGGCAGTGGGTAGTCGGGACCGGCGACGATCTCATACACGCCGTAGGTCCAGGAGTGCGAGCTACCCTGGTGGTCGCAGGACGCACCCATGAACCAGCCGTGAGCGTCGATCCAGGCGATGCGGTCTGCACGCTCGCTCTCGAGCAGGCAGGCACGCTGTGCGCTGGCTTTCTGTCGGGAGCGAACGAGAGAGCCCACGGGCGGCAGGATGATGGGCAGGTCGCCAGGAGTGCCCTTGCGCCGGTCGGTCGTGATCATGTTGGTTTCCTTCAGGGTCGACGGATGGTGACTGTGTCTGCCTCGTTGGAGAGGTAGTCTGAGAGAAAGCCTTCTGCGCGCTGCAGGCTCGCGAGGATGTGGTCACGGTCGGCAGGCTGCATCGTGACGCACACGTTGTACATCGCCTCGTAGCTGCAGAGCATCGCGGCTCGCAGGAGTTCCACGGCAAGCTCTTCGGTCGACGGCGGTCGTGGGACGTTGATGGAGGCCATCATCTGCCCGCGCTCGAGTTCCTTGATCTTGCGCTGCAGCCGCTCGACCTCCGGCTCCGGCATCTCCTCTGCTGCACGGCGGTTCTTGACAGTCTCCGGCTCGTTGGCCTCGATCGATCCCATTGCGCTGGCACGTCCCTTCGGTGGCGGTGGTGGTGTGGTGATGTCGGTCGTGGGCTGCTTGTCGAGGATCCTTGCTGCCTGCCTGCGCAGCCTGCTGTTGAGCGTAGTCGGTTCCCCGTGCGGGTCACGCCAGTCCTGGTCGCCCCAGGCCATCAGAGCCAGACCGGGTAGAACGACTGGACAACGGCGTTGCAGTCGATGCAGGCACGCGGCTCTGTGTTGGCGGGAAGCTGGACAGCGAACGTGCTGTTGCCTCTTGCCCTCCAACAGGTCGGGCAGAGCGCGTGCAGTTCGAGGTTGTTGCGCGGCTTCACTGCTCCTCCTTGATGATGCCGAGTAGCTTGAACAGACCAGCACGGCACCGTCTGCCTTCAGTGCCACGCTGCTTGTGGAACGGTGGTGGCGCGAGCAACCAGTTCTTCTGCCACCATTTCAACGGCGGCAACGGCTCTCCGCAGAATTGGCACTGCCTCATCGGCCTTCCCTCCCACTGTTGAAGCCTGCCTTGAACGCTTCGAAGACGGTCACAGGGTTCGTGAGCACGTCCTCTGTTCCCCAAGCTGCCCAAGCACGGTCGAACGCGCGGTCAGGACCAGAGCCGTCGCGGTTCACAACACGCTCGAGGTGGATGACCTCGATCACCTGCCACTTCAGGTCTGGTTTGCTGGCGTTCATCTCGTCGACGACAGCCCACGCGAACTCTGCCGTGCCGGTGACGGTGCCGTAGCTGATCCAGCCGTCGTTGGGGTCGAAGTACTCCAAGCGGTGTTGCTTCATCGTGACAACCACCCACAACTCATCGCGTGACCCAGACCGAACCGCAATCGGAGACAGGCGGGACAGACGAACAGGTTCACCAACCAGGCCATCAGAGGAGTTCCTGGTCTGGCGTGATCTCCAGCATGGTGACTTCCTCATCACTCTCGCCCGCCGCACGGAGAGCCGCGAGGAACGCCGTCGTCGCAGTACGCTTCTGGTCGTCGGTCGCCTCGATCGCGGACAGGGCTTGCACGAGCGCAACGGCCATGACACGGACTTTGGCTTGTTCTACCTCAACCAGCTTGCCACTGATCATGTCGGCGAAATCGAGTCCGAGAAGCCGTGCGCGGCGTTCCAGGACCTTGAGAGCGATCTCGACTGCACGCGGGTCGCCGGACAGTGCTCGTCCCCAGATGCCGTCCTGCAGGTCGTCGAGCCGCATCTCCTCGAGCCTGATCGCTTCTGCCCGCTTGAAACCGACGTTCTCAGGACGGCTGATCGCGCGGTGGAAGATCCTGCTGGCGTTCGAGAAGCCGTGTTCCTTCTCGATCTTGGTGAAGCTCTTGCCACGGATGCGCTCTTGCATCACAATCGCTTCGGCTTCGAGCATCGCCTTCTCTTGCTCAGCCGTCAGCGTTCTACCGAGGTTCTTCCTGGTCGCCACCGTTGTCCTCTCCCAACAGACCGTCGATGAACGAGAGCAGGATGTCGGCAAGCTCAGGACAGTTGCCGAACGACGCACCAGGAATCCACGGGTGTCGCTTACCGTCGATGCCGATGTAGTCGAGGTTCGCTCGCGCGTGCCGAAGAGCCCATTCGAGTTTCGAGTGGTGGCCGATCGGAAAGAAGTCGGTCTCCAGGTCGAACGGTCCAGGTGCGACCGGCGTGCGGGTGATCAACAGACCGGGCTTGCCTTCGACGGTTGAGACAGACCAGGAGTTCGCGCTCATCGGTTTCCTCTCAAGAGATGGCCGGTCCCCTGCCCTGTGACAGAGGGCAGGGGACCGGCTCTGCAACCCGTGGTAGCTCACCGCCTCTGTGTACGGACGGGCCTCACCGTGGGTTGTTCTAGAGGACGGCCACCAGCCACACGATCAGGCAGATGGCGACCAGGACGCCGACGATGGTCCAGATGTTCATCAGAGAACGTCGTCCTGCTGCTCCGCCGACTGGTCCGGCGAAACGAGGTCCGGGTGCGCCTGCAGGAACGCGACACGCTTCTCAGCGGCGGTGACGGCGGCGTCGGCGGAGATGACCTCGTCCTTCTTCTCGAGCAGGATGCGCTCGTACTTCTCGATCAGCGCGGGGTTCTCCGCGTCGATGCGCTCCTTGCGCTTGCGCGCCGTCTCGAGCACACGCTGCGCGGTCTCGAGCTCGTCCTGCGCGCGCTGCTGCGGGGTCCGGCGTTCCCTGGTGTTGGCCACCCTGATCTCTCCTCTGATTGATTCCGTTTGATACATCATACCGCGACCGGTGCGCTTTCGCTGCAGTTTCGCCGACCTCGATACACCTCGACAGTTCTTCCGGCTCACGGTAGTTTGCCGTCCTCGTGCCCGTAGGTGACGGTCTCTCTGCCGGTCTCCTGACGGTGGTGGTGGCCGGTCGCTACCGTCGGGCCGGGTCCAGAGATCGGCACGTAGGGCCAGACGGTAGGCTGGCACCTCTGTGCCTGGCCGCAACCTACTAAAGACCGCGTGCTCTGCGGGCTGCTCTCGCGACCGAGCACGGTCTGCTCTCGCTACCGGCAGGCCGGTCGCAAAGGCACCGCGCGGCGAAACGCCGCAGGCGTGCCGCTCTCGCGGGCGGGTGTACCCTGGTGCACGAAAGAACGACTGACCGCTCTCTGGCAGAGACGGCAACCTCTGGCCACTCTGGGCCAGTTATGCCGTCTCGTCGAGAGGCCGGTCTGTATCAGCGACCGAGCACGGACGCCGTTGATCTTGAGCGCGGGCTCCTGGTACAGAGTGGCCGTAGGCGGGCATCTCTGGACCTGGACGGTTCGCGCGGTGTGCAAAGACGCGGCATGCCCGAGGCACGGCAGCCCGACCAGGTGCCACCACCGGTGGACAGAGGTGCAACTCGGCACGGTGACAGTCTGTGCCGAAGTACCGGCTGTTCGGCCTCAGTGTCGAGGCACAAGGTTGCGGAACTTGTTTCCTCGCGCCGAGACCCGTTGTCCAGCTTTCAGTTTGGTTGTTGTTGGCGCGCAACGCCGTCCCGACCAGGTGGGAGTCCCGTGGGAGTGGGAAGACACTGGGAACAGTCCCGACCGTTCCAAATCGATTCTTATTCTTATCGATGAAAATTTAAATCGAATCTGCGTCCAACCAATCTAATCCCACACACTCCCCACTCCCACCACCCATTTCCAGGACAAACCAGGACAAAACGGATCGTTTACTTTTCGATGGTGTACCGCCGTCGAAAGTTATTGCACCGCAGTGAAATATACGCGCGGCGAAATCGGCTGCGACAGAAGCGACCGGCGCTTGATTCTAAGCGACCGGCGCTTGATTCTAAGCGACCGGCGCTTAAACCCGTTGTCCAGCATCCAGTTTGGTGGTTGTTGGCGCGCAACGGCTCTCGCCGTCGAGGTTTCTTCGCGAGTGGCGGTGGTCCGGCTGGCTGGCGGCGTGCTGATTTTGGGGGCTCTGCCAGGTTCTCGGCAGTCCGGTTCACTCCCCCACAGTCAACCACGGTGGGAGTCGATGGAAGTCCTTTGCAACCGAACCACCCTCAAACCGTCATTTCACGGTTGTTAGTCCCGCAACCCCGCGAGCCCCGAACCACTCCCACACAAACCCCTGATCAGAGCAACTTCGTGTTTGTGTCCACGATCTGCCACAGAGCCGTGTTCGACTTCTTCCCTGCATCTCGCACAGACAGCCCTCCGGCCCAACGGCCTTCACGGTACCGGAACCACTTCCCCAACGTCTTGGCTGTTGAGGTGTGGTTGCCTCGCTTCGCGAGCACGTCCTCCGGCAACGCTTCCTCCGGCAGACCGCCTTCCAACCCCACACTGTCGAGCAGCTTCGCGACAGTGAACGGCTTGTCTCCGCACACCAGGTACGCCGCCTGCAGGAAGCTGCCCCACTCTTCTTCGTCCTCGAGCCCGGTCTCCCGGATCGAGTCCGGGTGGTTGACCCGTCCAACAAGCCCCGCGTGCTGCAGGATCGAGTCGCAGACCTGCTGCCACACTGCAAACGAGTCCGACCGTGCCGCCTCCACGAGAGGCCGACCGGCCACGACCCAGTCAGACACCACACCGAGCAGCGCAGCGAGCAGCCGACCACGGTTCGCCTCGACCCAACCCTCAAGGTCCGGGTGCAGGAAGTCGACCCGTGTCTCCGGGTGTTCCATCCTGGGATCGATCGTGACCCAGATCGTCCGGCGTTTCAGGTCTCCCCCGAGAGCCAGGTTGTTGCCCGTGATCGTCCAGAGCCGGTCGTTCCGCATCGTTCGGTCTTCCGTGCGACCGAGAATCCGGTCTGTCCACTCGCGTGACGTCAACAGGCCGTCCAGAACAGCCGAACGCAGCACGCCTGCCATGTTGTCGAACGTCACGACCGGCGCAGAAGTTGTATCCAGGATGGCCGTGATCTGCTTTCTCAGTTCCGCAACGTCGCGCGGCATCTCCGACCGAAACACGCCGCCGTGGATCAGCCGCATCACAGAGGTACAGAGCGACTTGCCAGCACCGGGCTGAGGTGCGCCGACAGCGATCAGCGGGTACGGTGGAGGCACTAACAGCCGAAGAACAGGCGTCAACAACGCCGCCAAGTAGTTTGCCTTGTCGTGCTCCGTTTGGAACGGGAAGTCCACCACCAGTTCCTCGAGCAACCCTAAACCGCCGTGTCTCGCAAGGTCAACCTCGAGCCCTTCGGGCGGCAAGTACAGAGTCCGTGTGTCTTGGTCGTATCCCGGCTTGTCCAGGATCGAACCGTCCTTCCGCACCAACGGAGTGTGCGTGATCGCTTCGAGATCGCGAACGGCTCGAAGCTCATCCGGCGCAGCGAGGAACATCGAGAACACTTGAGTGGGAAAGACCGCTCGAACACGCTCGCCGCCCTTCCGCATCCGATAGACCTTGATCTTCTTCGCGACGAAGCGTGCAGCAAGAGCAGCCTCGTTCAGCCGTCGAACCTGTGCTGGCCCGTCGTCGCCGTCCTTCGGTGGCTCGTATCCATTCTCGCCGACTCTCGGCGTGTGCACCAGATCGAACCCTCTTCGGAACACGCCACCGTGCCGTGATCCCGGCATCCCCAACGTCATGATCAGCCACTCGGCAGCGTCGACGGCGTTCGTGACATCGACCTCGTGCGGGTTCGGTCCCGTCCGAACCGTCGTCCCGTCTCCCTGATCCGCGTCATCGTCCCACGCCTCGAAATCGTTCTCGACCGTTGGGCGTCCAGGCCCGACCTCATCCGCCTTCCGGCGTGCGCGTTCCGTGACATACTGGTGCTCCGACCAAGTCCACGGCTCGTTGCCCTTGGCCCGCTGTGCCGCGTGCCACATCGGCGTTTCGACCTCTTGCAGATCGAGGCACCCGCCGTCGACCAACTGATACAGGGTCACCATCATCGCGAACAGAGCGGAGTTCCGTCCGGCGAACTCCTCGCCCGTGTCCTTGCGTTGCAATGTCTCAAGCTGCTTGATGTACTTCTTCAGGATGCCGTGCGCGCGTTCGACTTGCCTTTCTGTCGGTTCGCTGTCTTCGTCGAAGTCTGTCTCGAGGGCACTCTTGCCCGCCTGCACCGTTGCAAGCCGTTCCGTGATGCCTGTCGAGTCCGCGATCGCGAGCCAGTCGTCCGCAACCAGGTACGCGCCGTCGAAGACACGGTACTGGAACGCTGACTCGTTCGCTGCTGGCCCGTACATCATCCGTGCCGGTTCGGCGCACGAGAGATCGAACTGCCCGACACCATGTTGCTCCATGAGAGCCCACACGATCCGGGTGTACTCTCCTGGCTCAACGTCTCTGTCCAGGGGCAGATGGATTCGGTACCGAGGGTTGACATCTGTGTGCGAGAAGGTTGTGTGCCAGACGAAAGCTGTTCCGTCTCGTGCCCGTTCAAAACCCTCGATGAACTCGAGCCCTGCTCTGTCAGCGTCCAGGTGAACGATCGACCGTGAGCGAACATTCGCAACAAGTTTGCGAGGCCCGGACAGATCGCCACCGAAGAACCCGTCGCACTCTTTATCTGCGGCAGGCTGGTCAAGATGAAGTAGCTCGACAAACTCATTCCAGGACAGATCGTGCCCTATCCAGTTTTTCGAGATCGCCGCTGGTGCATCTGCCGTCGCGACGTGGAATAGCCTCGCACTCATCGCGAGCGGCACAAGCAAATCGTGAGCATTTCGGTTTCCCTCTCGTTGACGGTCGGTTTACAGCGATCCTACCAGTATACCCCCGCCGTCCCCGAAATGCTGCAGTTCCCACAAACCTCGACTATTCGTTTTGCTGCGGAACCCGACCTCCACAGGTTACAATGGTCGAAGTACACCACACGCCGACCAGGAAGGCACGACCTCACGATGCCAGACAACGACTACCCTCTTGCCGACAGCGGTGATCGCACACCGCTGCATGGAGGCGCGATGCGCGACCGGCCACGAGGCAAAGGTCGGTTCGACTTGATCAGCCCGATCTTCCTGCAGGACCTTGCTCTCCTGATGGAGAAGGGTGCCGACAAGTACGCCGTGCGGAACTGGGAGCGTGGGTACTCGATCTCGCTCTGTGCCGACAGCGCGATGCGCCACCTGACGCAGTTCCTCGCAGGTGACGACACCGAGGACCACGTCATCCAGGCCGCGTGGAACCTGATGGTGATACACGCGATTCGGCGCATGGTCGAGCAGGGCAAGCTCCCCAAAGAACTGGCGGAGGGGTATGTCCCGCTTCACGTCGTGAACCCGATCACCGGCTCCATTTCGCACGACGGCGAGACGTATTCCAACAATGCCGACATCCCCGGTATCGAAGAAGACCCGACTACCCTTCTGGTGACCGAGGGAACGCCTTCTCTCGACGGCAGATTCATCGAGCCGAACGCGGTTCTCTGGGACGGCAATGAGGTACCGATCATCGCCTACCAGGGTGGCCGCCAGTACAACATGGGCCGTGCGACCGACATCCGGCGCACGCCGACCGGCGAGATTCGAGCCGTGATCTTGCTCAAGGACGAGCCTGCCGACACGCCGACCTATGGCGCGTACCTGACCGGCTTGACTACGCACACGAACGCAGACAACGTGATCGTCATCGAGACTGCAACACTCTTTGCCGTCTCCATGACCCTTGCCCCGCGATACGGTGCGCAGTCGCAGTGTCGGCTCTGCAAGGACGCGATCGGCTGGAACGGCTCGAGGTGGGTCGACGCCAGTGGAGACGCCGACCAGGCAGGCTTCTGCCGGGAGAGCAACGACCCTGACCCGCAACACATCCCGAACATCGACGCGGACGGAGTCTGACAAGATGAAGGTTCATATCGGATCTCGTGGCGGAACTTTCGACCAGAGATGCGACATGCCTGCAGTTCCGCATGTCGGAGATAAGATCATTCTGCCCGACGATGTAGGAACCGTGTTCGAAGTTACTTGGGCTCCGTTCCAAACGCACACGGAAGAGATCTTCGTGCATGTTGATCTGACGAAACCCGAGTACAACCCGCCTTCACCCAGGTGGGCAGGGTGGCCCGATGTCTGACTGGGTGATCGTGAAGCGCAAGGGAAACAAGGTGCGCTACTTCAACACCAAGACCGCTGTCTGGACCGGCTGGATGCGAGAGACCGATGGCTGAGACTCCTCGACGCAGTACCGTCACCTCCACCGAGACACACGTCTCGCACACCGCCAAGCCACTCGGCAGGTCCCGAGAGAACCCGCCACACCTCGGCGATCTTCGAGCGTTCGTGGCCGCGTGCGAGGGTCTGCCGGACGACCTATCTGTCTACATCAACAACGGCTCTCTGGACGAGGGTGGACGGCGTAACATCACCTTCTTTGTCCGGCATCGAGTCACGGACGGCACCGAGGAAGCGGAGCCGGTCGATGTCTAGCTTGCAGTACCTCACCGTGTTCGGGTGGGTGGTCGGCCACGGCAACATGGCCTTGCCAGAGCCGAAGAAGTACCTCGACAAGCTGTACGCTGGCAAGGGCATCTACGGGCGGTTCGTCGACGACGGCGGTGTCCCAACATACCCAACAAACCCACGACCTGACCCGATACCGAGAGGAAAGGTCCCGATCACCCGCATCGCGGCCTGCATCCATTGCAACCAACCGCACTCGAAACCGTTCGAGTGCCTTCTGTAAGGAGAACCCTACCGTGGCTACGCCCGCGAACCCTGTCATGATGGCTGTCGGCAAGCTTGCTCTCGCGCAACGGCGAGACCGCTACGACCCTGCCAAGGTCGCCGACGCTCGAAACGAGTTGGTGGCTGTCAAGCTCGAGCGAGAGATCTTGCGCGCCATCAATCCCGAATCCAGTTCCGACTACGAGCCGCTGCGCCAGGAGGACCGGGCACGGCTTGCCGACATTCTGTTGAACGGCTGAACCGTGCTGACGCACCTGGTCGATCGCACGACCCGCGAGCCGTGCCCAACCAACGACAATGCGCTCTGCACGATCACCGATGAGGGACATCGGCACGTGTTCGCGTCAAACTGCCCGTGCGAACGGCACGAGAATACGAACGCACGCTGCACGTGCTTCTGTCCTCCGAAGGAGCACGTACCGGAGCTATGCCGGAGATGTGGTGGTCGCGTAGAGACCATGATCCGGCGTGGTACCGGCGTCTGCTCCGGCCCGTGTGCAGACACAGTACCCTGAAGAACTTGCCGTGAAGGCGTCAACGCGTACGAATCGAGGTCAATCATGGAGGGACCGCGCGAAGGACGCCCACAAGGGAGCACGACAAAAGGGCCTGGATCTCGAGCCTGCCTTCCGTGCATCATCCCGGCGTACCTGCGCCTTCACGGCCACCTATCCCAGAGTGGCCAGAGGTTGCCACCTCTGGACCTCGTGGGCCTTTCTGGTACCCTGACCATAGGGTGCCCTCGTTCGGTCGACTCCGGCAAAACGACAGGTCGCGTGGAAGGAAGCTTTCGGTGCCCTCTGTCGCCCTGTCCCGCAACCCCGATTTTGATCATGAAAAAGTGCCCCTGATCAGCGGAGTTGCGTACTTTCCAAGTACATGGTATACTGAGAACTCGACACCACACCTGCCGCTGCTCAGCGTGCACTGATCTCCGCTGCCGTTTGAGTGATCTTCTGGCCGGAGGGTACAGAAAGCCCTCCGGCCAGCCGATAGGAGGATCATGACCACCTCGCAGCGCCACCCGCGCATCTCGTCCGGCAAGACCTGGCAGTAAGGGAGAGCATCATGGAACTGTTTGCGATCATCCGTCTCGACACCAACAAGCTGGTGTGGGCATCGTACACCTCTCAGGAGGTGGCCGACGACCACGCCGTTCGTTGGGCCGTGTCCGTGGGCATGATCAGCCTGCTGTCCGGCCAGGAACTCGTTGACCACCTGGTCGACAACATGGACGAGTACGCGGGCCACCACGGTAGCCCGAAGAACGTCTACGGCGACCTGGACGTGACCCTGTGAGCCGCTACCCGTGGGAGCAGGTCAGGTACGCCGAAGAGGCTCTGCAGGAGCAGGCCGAAGAAGACGCCGCCAAGGAAGAGGCCGTCCTGTACGCCGACAAGGCGTGCGAGGCCGGGGACCGCTGCCCCGCCTGCGGAGAGCTCATCGCCTTCTGCACCGGTCACGGCGAGATCGGCGACCCTACCGGATTCGCGATCATCGAGAAGCACGACAATGACGACCACACCGATTGCTACGGAGACCTCTGATGTCCTACACCGCCCGCGTTCGCTGGACTGACACCAGGACGAACCGCACCGTCAACAACGCCGTCCAGATCATCACTGGCCACACCACGACCGACGACATTCCCGCGATTCTCTCGTTCAGGTACGGCGTGCCTGTCGAGAACATTGCCCTGGTCGAGGTGTCTCAGCCGCCGAAGAGCCGTCCGAAGCAGTTCCAGTTCTACGTCAACGGTGTTTGCCGGTCGTACTCCATGCTCGGGGCTGCGATGGCTCAGCGGACAATGGTCATGGAGAACGACAACACCGCTGTTGTCTCGCCGGTCTACACGGTGGTGCTCTGATGAAGTATGAACTCAACCTGGACGGCGCGCGCAAGATCCTGCCGGTCGACGGCGACCTGACGACCGGCTTCTGGCAGCTAGCTGAGGCACTTCCGATCCACTCCATCGTGGCTCTCGGCTGGCCGGACGAGCTCTCCTACTGGGTCAAGGGAAGCAACGTCTCGTTCCACTGGATGCTCGCTCAGAGCGACAACCCGGACATGCTGGTCGGCTACGTCGAGACGGCAGACCCGGACACGCTGGTCGCTGGTGGTGACATCGAGGTTGCCTACCTGGTGGTGCCGCCCAACAGGATCGGTGGAGTCTCGCTGACCCTGGAAGACGTACTCGGAGAGGACGGTCTCTCGCACACCGATATCGCCGCGATCCTGGACAGGACGGAGGCACTGTGAGCCGCGAACTGGTTGTCAAGGCAACCGCTGTCGAGCCAGGCAAGATGTTGGGCCTGCGCACCAACTGGATCAGTGGCAAGGGCAAGGGTGTCACCTTCGACCTGAACTCCGGTGCGGGTGTGGGCAACTCGGCTCTCAGCCTCACTGTCCGGCGTGACGGAGAGGTCATCGCCAGAGAGGTCATCGACATGGCGGTCATGGTCGAGGACTGGATCAGGAACATCCTGCGCTGGTCCCTCTTGGGACCAGACACCTGGAAGAACAACGAGACTGGTTTCACCGTTGCCAGCTTCGCCGATGACTACCTCGTGTACGACGCCGACGATGAGATTCGCGCAGACGGCGGGTTCACCTCCCTGCTCGACGCCCAAGCTGCCGCAGACGCATTCGCAAAGGAGATCAAGAAGTGAGCATCGAAGACACCAAGAAGAAGATTGCGTTCCTGCTCAACAAGGCAGAGAACACCGACAACGAGCACGAGCGCGACACGTTCAACGCCGCTGCCGAGAAGATGATGCTGCGCTTGGGCATCGACCGGGCCGAACTCGAGTCCGTTGGGGAGGCGAAGCCGGAAGACATCGTGAAGCAGTTCCGCACCTGGACGACCATCTACGCTCCGGCCATGAACACGTTCACGTGCTGGATCGCGGACGGCTACGGTGACCTGACGTGCTTGCAGACCCGTCGAGGCAAGGACCTGATCCTCACGCACATCATCGGCCACGAGAGCGATGTGGCAGAGTTCCTGGTCCTCCTGGACAGCCTCAACCTGCAGGTCTGGGAGGCCGTGCGACGGTTCCGCAAGGAGTACGCGGAGCTTCGTCGGTTCCACACGATCCACGAAAACTTCGTGGCCGACCGCTCGTTCATCCAGAGTTTTGCGCTGGCCGTCTCCAACAGGCTCGCTGCGGAACGCAAGGAGGTGTCCGAGGACATCACGCCAGGGACGGCGCTCGTGCTGGCCAGCAAGCAGTCTCGCGTCGACGCTCAGGTCGCACTCTGGCACCCAACCATGAAGAAGTCGAACAAGGGTCGTTCGAGCCAGTGGAACGGTCTCGGTTCGCAGGCTGGGCACGAGGCTGGCAAGAAGGCGAAGCTCAAGGAAGACAAGGCCATTACCGGTGCACGTCGAGCGATCGGAGGATGATCATGGATATGGAGTTCGTCAGAGACGACCACAACCAGATCTACAAGGTGGAGGAGGTGATGTTCGAAGGCAAGGTGGTTTCGGTGCGTAATGTGCACACCGGAGAGCCGTCAACCTTTGCCGTCGACACCGTCGAAGTGCTGGACGGTGAAGCACTGCACTACTGGCAGAGTCAATTCCCTCTCATGGAGGGTGGTGACCCGACCAGGTTCAAGAGCCGTGTGGTCGTGGAGAGCCCGGACGGCTGGTCCGACGAAGAGATCATCGCGAGTGTCGGTGCACAGTTCTCGGCACAGACGTTCGTCAACGAGATCTCCGTTGCAGCCCTTGGCTCTCGACTCACGATTACCACAATCTACCAGGCCGACGACCTGGACCAGGCTCGTGAGATTGCCGACCAGGTGTTCTCCGGCTTCACCGTCGTCCATCGAGCGGACATGCAGCGTACCAACAAGCGCGGGATGTTCGAGGTGGCACGATGAAGATGTACCCACAGTTCCGCATCGTGATCACACCGCAAGACCCGTTCGGCGACCGTTGGGTCAATGTGGAGCGCAAGCTCGAGTTCGCCCGCATCCAGAACTCGATGCCGACCGAACAGGTCATCATCCAGTGGGAACTCATTGAGGGAGAGGTGGTGAAGGGTGGTGACATCGACCAGGCTGTCGCAATTGCTCAGGAACGGCTCACAGAGATCAACTCCGGTGACTACACGTGATGCGCGGATCAGCGAACACGCGCGGCAACGGTGTCGCGAGATGGGCATTAGTACGAAGGTGGCTAAGCGCATCGCTCGCAACCCAACGATGGTGCTACCAGACTTCGGCGGCATCACGACTCGCCGCTTCATCTACTCCTCTGATGAGCCGCTGTATGCGATCGTCATTGCAGAGATCGACAACGATCGACCGCTCGTTGTCACCGTCCTGCACTACTCCCAGACCTACACACCCCGAAGGAACTCCAATGTTTGAGGCTCTGTACCAGCTTCACAGGACCGTCTACAACACCGACTACGATCCCAACGAGCCGGAGTACCCCGGCAACTTCTCCTACCCGATGCCGAGTGAAGAGAAGGCAGGCCGAATCGTGGCCGTTGACTGGTCCACGCCCGGACAGGTCACCGTGACCCGCCTCACCGTCAACAGCGTTGCCGTGGGTATCAGGTCATGACCATCTACGAGTACCGGCTTGGCCTGCAGGGACCGTGGACACAGGTCGCTGCCGACACCATCGCGTTCGTCCACAGTGGTCACGTGGTGTTCTCCGATCAGCGCGATAGGCTGATCCTGGCCGTCGACCGACCGGCGAACGTCCGACTGGCACCCGACCAGACACCACAGGACACGCCGGAATCGGAGTCGCTACCGATGGCAGAGGAGGAGAACGTCAACCTGGACTTCTACGAGAAGCGCCTTGAGAAGGGCATTACCCCACCGTGGGAGATCTGGTACAAGCGTGACGTTCCGCGTCTGATCGCAGAGATCAGACTTCTTCGCCAGCACATCCGCTTCCTCAAGGGGGGTCTCTGATGCTGAACCGCCTCGAGCACCGCTTCAACGAGCCCGTCTTTCTCACCGGCTGGTATCCGTTCTTCGAGGAGGGTTCGCACATCATCCGGCCACTCCTGTTCGGTGTCCTGGTCGAACTGGCCGAAGGCAAGCTGCAGGAGTTCCGTGGCGACCTGTTCCACGATGCCAAGTGGCTCGAGGAGAACGTCAACGGGCCAATCAAGTTCCCATTCATGGTCCGGCACTCTGGCACGCACATCGGTGACCAGGACGTGCAGACCGCGATCGATATCAAGAGCCCTGGCATGATCTACGACATCGAGCTCACGTGCAGGCGTGGAGCCTACTACGTCACCGTGACGGAGCGCACGAGGGAGAGCGAGACCGTATCAGCGCAATGGGCTACCGTAGCCTGAAGGAGTACAAGAGCGATGACTGAGATCGAGAGACTGCGTGCCTGGATTCGGCTCTCCAACAAGGCCGGTCTGCGCACCGAGCACGTCAGGGATGTCGAGACCGTTGTCGACCACCTGGAAAGTGCGCGCGACACCATGAGCCGCATGGCAGATACCATGACCGAGATCTGTCAGGCTCTCGGCTTGCCGGAAGCCACACATGTCAACGAGCTACCGGCTGCCGTCACCAAGGCTCTCAAGGAGTCCTACGACAAGGGCTACGCGCAGGCCGAATCAGGTGGCCGGATCGATCTAGGGAGAGACACCGATGACTAAGATCGGGACGAAGGACCTGACGAAGTGGGCGGTTGTATCGTCATCACCGTTCCTCACCGCCAGTGGGTTGACCGAGGTGGTTGCCTTCACGGTGACAAAAGCTCAGGCCGAGTCGTTCATCGCTCTCCTTGAGCCGAACCGCAAACACCGACGTGAATGGAAGGCTGTGCGTAAAGACGACCTAGGGAGAAACACCGATGGGTGAGATCATCCACAACAGGGAGTTCTGCCGTGGCTTCTCAAGCCCGGATGAATGTTGCGGCTGCCCGAACTGCACGGCAACGGAACACGTGCCTGGCTGCCACTTCGCTCTCGAGCGCGGAGGCATCACGATCACGGTCAACAGCCTTCTGTCGATCCTGACCGATATCCGCAAGGGTCTCCTTCTGCCAGGGACCACGCCCGTCGACACGCTACCGACTGCTGTTCGCGAAGCAATGCAGGCAGCCTACACGAAGGGTCGGCTGGAAGGCTTCGCAGAGGCGAACACTCTGTGGCAGACTGGCCGTGCTGGTCGCTCTGAGAACGAGCCGGACTACCAGGCATGGCTCGCCCAAGCCAAGAGGGAAGGCTGGCTCTGAGATGGACACCCGCACCTGGACAATGGGTTACTATCCCATGCCTGCAAAGAAGCCCTACTCTGATGCCGATCTGGTTGCACGAGCAAGGATGTTCAACCACAACGACATCGCCGATCGCTTAGAGGCTCTGATCTACAAGGACTTGTGCCTCTGCAACATTGGTGTGCAGGCGTGTCCGGTGCATCCCGGCAACCTCCGCACCAAGGAGGAGAAGATCTCGTTCCGCAAGAGGTGGGACGAGGATGTGGAAAGGGCTGCGCAGGCCGCACATTCAAGGGATAATGAGTAATGGGCAAAGCACAACAGTACCAGATGCCGAACGCTACAGGACCGAGGCCCGTCCGCGTGCCTCCCAAAAGAGGGAAACCGATGAGCAACAACACTGTGCCCGCCGACGGGCGAGAGATCTGCCCTGGCGACCCGGAGCACTACAAGGACGCCCACGGACCTGGCCAGGTCTGGTGGGGCGTCCCATTCAGCCACGAGGGCAAGGATGGTGGCAAGGACTACTCGGAGTGGGTGATCTCAAAGCACGACGCCGCGCCGTCTGCCCTGGTCGAGGACGTTCTGCCGGACTGGCTGAAGGTCGATCCGCGTGCGTGGGTGTACTACAACCGCGAACTCGATGTCGTGCAGGCCGCGAAGGAGAAGTGCACCGAGTGGTCCTTTGATCAGGACTCTCACGGCTACTGCCACGACCGTGTCGTCCTGCAGGGTCTCCTGCGCAAGATCGAGACCGTCAACGGTCTGCTGGCCGACCTGCCCGACAGCGTACCACCTCCCGTCTGGACTGACGGATACCGGGAACTGGCCGATGCCATCCCGTCTGTCCATGATCTAGCTCATCAACTTCTGCGCGCAGCGATGCGCGGCGACAAGGGTGAGACGGCTCGCATCGTGCGAACCCTGGACCGCGAGACCAGGGACCACTTCCGTGCGAGCTTCGACCGGGTGATCGAGGCGATCGACCACGAGGACATGTGATGAGTGCCATCGTTGCCGAGAACTATGGCAGGGGGAGACCACGTGGCAAGGTGTGAAGGCTCTGGCGACCTGGTTGACCTCGCTTGGGTGCCGGACGACAAGGGCTATCCTGGTGCCGCTGTCTGTCTGCATTGCAGTGGCGGCATACAGGTCCGCAAGGGCTCTGCCAAGCTGTACACGCTCGAGGACGGTCGAGAGGTCTGGGCCGGAATCCTCAAGGTGCACACCTTCCCGAAGGCGTGGAAGGACGCCGATGAGCACTTGGAGAAGCACGAGTCTCCGCCGATCGAGTGCTCTGAGCCGGATTGCCCTGAGACTATCCCGAACCACATGTGGGGTAAGGTCAAGAGCAACTGGTTCTTTCAGAAGGACGGTAAGCAGTACTGCCCCAAGCACACACCGGCTTGGGTCGCAGGTTGGCGTGCACGGAAAGCAAAACGCAAGTAGAGCTTTCGAGACATCCGGTCTCGGAGAAACAAAGGAGAGTAACATGGCAAAGGGTTCCAGCAGTGGTAGTCGCAGCAGTGGTGGCGGCTCGCACTCCTACGGCGGCAAGAGCTACCCCAACACGGGTGCCAGTCCCGCCCGTCAGAGCCAGCCGTCCGGCACCACGGTCGGCGGGTACACGAAGGTCGCGAACCCGGACGGTACGTACCGGATGAAGCCGAGCAAGTAGCAGTTCCGATGGGGGAGAGGCAACACGGCCTCTCCCCACTGCGCCTGGAAGGAGGTGATGCCACGATGACCTATGATCCCCGCTTGCACGAATATCAGTTGCGAGCGATCGAACATCTGCTTGGAACCGGCGAACGCGGTTCAGCGTTGTTACTTGACATGGGCCTCGGTTGAAGGCAAGACCGCTACCGTCTTGCAGGCGATCGACGAGCGCCACCTTCCGATGCTTGTGTTGGCACCCAAGAGGGTTGCCGAAGAAGTGTGGCTGGAACAGCGTGACCTCTGGCGACCTGGTCTGGACATGGTCGTGGCGACCGGCAGCCCGACCACGCGGGCCAACAAGCGTGCCAGAGACGCCGATGTCGTCGTCATGACCCGCGACAACGTGGGTGACTTCGGAGACCGGAAGCACCCGTTCCGCACTGTCGTCCTGGACGAGTCGTCCGGCTACAAGGACAAAGGTACCGCCCGTTGGAGGGCGACTAACAAGGTAGTCAACAAGAGTCACTTCACTTGGGCATTGACTGGCACACCTGCGCCGAACAGCTACATGGACCTCTGGGCACAGATGTACCTGCTCGACCACGGCAAGCGACTTGAGACCACGTTGGGGGCGTATAGGAACCGCTACTTCGACGCTGGACGCCGGACGAAGATCACCAACATCGTCTACGAGTGGTTGCTCAAGCCTGGTGCCAAGGACTCGATCAACAAGAGGCTTGAGGACCTTTGCCTCTCAATGAGAGCCGAAGACTACCTGACGCTTCCAGAGCTCACCTTCAACGAGGTACGGGTCAAGATACCGCCCGTGGCGAAGCGAGCTTATGAAGACCTGCATAAGGTCTTGGTCGCCGACCTGACGCTCATGGGAGGGTATGTCCACACTGCAGCGAACGCGGCTGTCCTCTCGAACCGTCTGCGTCAGGTGTGTGCCGGATTCCTCTACGAGGACGGCAACACGGACAACCACACCTGGTTGCACGACGAGAAGATGCGTGCGTTGCAGGAGATCGTCGATGGTACTGGCTCGCCGGTCCTGGTCTTCTACCAGTTCAAGGAGGAAGAGCGAAAGATCCTCTCTGTCATCGATGGTGCCGTCTCGATCCGCGAGCCAGGCATCATTCCTGCCTGGAACCGTGGAGAGGTACGAGCCCTGGTCGCACACCCGCAGTCAGCCGGTCACGGTCTCAACCTGCAGCACGGCGGTCACACGATCGTCTACACCACCTTGCCGTGGTCTGGTGAGGAGTGGGAGCAGTCCGTTCACCGCCTGCACCGCCAGGGACAGCGCAACGCTGTTGTCGTCCACTGGCTCTGGGCAGGCCCGATCGACCGTACCGCCTTCAACACGGTGCAAGACAAGAAGTCCGTACAGGACGGGCTCAAGTCGTACCTCCGAGAGACAGACCTGTGGCTATGAACTACGATGCAGCACACTATAGTCTTCGCAAGGCGCGAGGACTCGCTTCCGCATACGCGTGCGTGAACTGCGATGCGCAGGCACGCGACTGGTCATACCAGTACAACGCAGGGGCAGATGAGCTTACAGAAGGTCGGAGACGATACTCAGCCAACCCGGATCACTACGTGCCGATGTGTCGGCGCTGCCACAAGGCTTTCGATGCAGAGCATGATCCCTCGATCACAGAAGCTCTAGCAGCCAGTGGGCGGAGAAACATCGTACACTGCCTAGAGGTGAAGGCTGAACGGTTAGCGACTGACCCTGAATACGCTGCACGAGTTGCCGACCATGCGCGTACCATGTGGACACCAGAAGGCAGCCTGGCAGGTGGGCTGGCCGTCATGGAGAAGATCGGTCCAGAACAGTGGAGCGAGAACGCAAGTCGAGGAGGTACAACCGTCAGCAAGCAAACACGAGAGTGCGAGTGCGGGTTAATCAGCAACCCCGGAGCAGTTGGAAGACATCTGAGTGCAACAGGGCACTCACTGAAGTGAAGGAGACTGATCTATGGCTATGAAGCTCAAGACGATCTGGACCATGCCTGCGATGAGCTTGCGAGAGCGGTTCGGTCGCACCTACGACCTGGTGCTGATCAAGCTGGCGCACCATCTGCCTGCCTCTCTCAAGTACCGCGTCTTCCTGGATGTCGGGGCAGCCAACATCCGGCCCGACGAGACCGTGCCCAGCGTGTACTATTTCGATATCCTGCAGCGCATGGAGGTTGGTCGCCGTGGCGAGTGAGTGTCCATACTGCCAGTACCGCTTCGAGACGGAAGCCGAGCTCGCAGAACACGTTCCTTGTCCTGAAACGATCGGTGACCTGGAGGTTCCATGCTAAGAGCCTGGCGAGGGCTAGTAGACGCCTTCAAAGGGGTGCTCAACGGCTTTGTCCGAGCTATTTCCATCGAACCACCGTGGGCACTGCTCTACTGCGTGATGGCGCTCGCGTTCGTTTTCGTTGTGGTGTTTGGAGGCAAACGATGACCAAGAAGTGTAATGCGATCATGACCAGCGAAGGTGGTGTCTGCGAGCTTCACGGCGCTGCCTGGTCGAAGGACGGCTGTACGACAGCCGTTGTACTGGAAGATGTGCGCGAGCACCGGCAGTGGCAGTTCGACCACCACGGCTCGAACCGGAATGTGCCGGATGGCACTGGTCCGCAGGTCGAGTGGCTGATGCCAGTCCTCGGTGCAGACGGCGCAAAGCAGGCATACGTCGGCTCTGTCGGTGCAGCCACGATCGAAGCCCTGTTCCGCGAGGACTGGGACTGGCCGAAGGACGGCACCGACCAGGAGAAGGCCGATGCCTACGCGGCAATGACCTGGTTGGGTCTTGTGCGCGAGGAGACCGCAGAAGCGTTTGCCAAGGAAGACCAGGACGAGCTCTACGGTGAGCTCAAGCAGCTTGCCTCACTTGCGATCTCCTGGATGGAGAAAATCCGTGAGCGCAAGCAGTGGCAGTACGGCCAGCTTCATGACGACGGCACCGTCTACAGCCTGCCCTACTGGCACTCTCCCGACCAGGTGATCGCTGCACAGCATGGTCTGATGCCGGTCCCTGGCATGCAAGTCATGGTCGTTCGTCGTCGCCCTGGTCAGCCGTGGGAGCCGATGCCGGACACCTACTGGGGAGGAAAGCATGAGCCGCCTGATCTGCCCGGTCTGCACAGCACCACACGGCACGCCGCATCGTAAGACCTGCGCTGAAGAGGCACGCAGGATGGTCGATCACCTGACCACCGAACTCGAGAGGCTGCGAGCGCAAAACGAGCAGCTACACATCGAGATCCAGAACCCAGAGATGAGGATCGATTGGAACTGATCAAGCCGTGTCGTCGAGGTCTCCACGATCTCGCCGATACGGTCAACGTCTACGTGCAGCCAAGTACCGGCAAGCCGCAATGCAAGCGGTGCATGGCTGACCGGCGCAAGAGGAACAGGCAGCGCAAGGCAGATCAGTATGCAGCAGTTACCAAAGCCTGGAGAGAACAGAACAAAGAGAGGAATGCTGCAGTACGACGCGCCAACAAGGAGGGTGTAGCTAAGTGGAACAAGACGTATCGCCAGAACAACCCGGAGAAGTTCCAAGGGTACCAACGAAAGAGACGTGCGCTGAAGGCTAGCCTGCCTTCGGAGCCGTACACCAGGCAGGACATCATCGATCGTGATGGAACGGACTGTGGTCTCTGTGGAGAGCCTGTCGATCTTGAGCTCAAGTACCCAGATCATCTGTCGCCGTCGATCGACCACGTCATCCCGATCACCAGGCAAGGACCAGATACCCTTGCGAACGTGCAACTCGCGCACCTGATTTGCAACATACGCAAGCACAACCACCTGGAGGAGAAGGACCTTGAACGAGCGTCCTGATTGGCATAGCTATTTCTTGATCATCGCTCAAGCCGTCGCGACCCGTGGCGAGTGCGTCAGGAGCAAGGTAGGTGCCGTGATCGTTCGCGATCAGCGCATCCTCGCGACAGGCTACAATGGCGTGGCCGCAGGAGAGCCGTCGTGCCTGGATGGCATCTGTCCGCGTGCTCAGAACCGAGTACCACACGGTACTCCTTATACTGGCGCTGGTGCCTGCATCGCCAAGCACGCCGAGATGAACGCGATCGAGGACGCAGAGCGCAGAGAGATCGATATCGAAGGTGCCTGGATGTACCTCACGAAGGAGCCCTGTGAGCAGTGTGTCGGCCAGCTTGACGCCTACAGGCTCTCCGTCATGTGGCCGGACGACCCTACATCCTAGCTTGCTGGAGGTTGCCACCTCTGGACCTCGAGGCCCACTTGAGTACCCTCACCATAGGGTGCCCTCGTTCGGGCCACTCTGGCGTTTTGACAGGTCGCGTGGAAGGAACTCCGGCAGGCCGTGCTCCCCCGTGCCCATGTTGATCATGGAAAGGGGCCAAATGGGTGATCTTCCGCCGAAAGACGCGAGGATGCTCGTGCTCTGGCCGATGAGGTAAGTGCAAGCACACACCGAGGAAGGGAGGTCGCCAGGTCACTGACCTGGTAAAACACCTGAAAGTTGCATTTGAGCGAGATTCATGCTATGATGAGAACTCGAACAAGACGTGCCCGCCACCAGGGTCGGCACACCGAGGAAGGGAAGCCCACCGTGGCCCACGAAATCACCGACACCGACACCGTCATCTCCGTCCGTGACGCAGGCTGGCACGGCCTGGCCAAGGTGCTCGACGACTACGTCACGCCGGAAGAGGCTCGCAAGGCTGCCTTCGACTGGGAGCCGATCACCACGCCTCTCTACCGTGGCGTTCCGGTCATTGGTGACGACGGCTATGTCAGCCGGGGATACGAGCTCATCGAGGGCACTGTCGGCGTGGAGCGCAGCGACAACGGCGTCTTCTTCGGCGCTGTCAGCAAGGAACTCGGCGAGACGCTGGAGCACACCAACAACAAGACCCTGACCGAGGTGGCCGAAGCCGTCGAGGGCATCGCCGCTGGTGATGTCCGGGTCGAGACCGCTGGCAGCCTCAAGGGTGGCCGGAAGGTCTGGATGCTCCTCCGCCTCAACGAGCCGATTGCCATCAAGGGTGACCCGCACGGCGACACGATCCCCTACTTCGCGCTCCAGACCTCCCACGACGGCACCGGCTCGTTCCGTGGGCAGGCTCTGTTCACCCGCGTGATCTGCGACAACACCGCTCAGATGGCCGACCTCGAGGCCGCGAAGCGCGGCACGGAGTTCACCTTCCGCCACACCTCCGGCATCAAGGACCGAATCGAAGAGGCGAAGGCTGCCGTCGCCATGTGGCGCAAGAGCGTGGAGGACTGGAACACGCTCATGGGCAACCTGATGGATCTCAAGATCACCGTGAAGCAGCAGGAACTCTTCGTCGACCAGTGGCAGCCGCTGATGCTGCCGGAGGGTCTGGCCGTCAGCCAGCGCGTGCAGAACAACATCGAGACTGCTCGCGGTGAGTTCTGGGGCATCATGAACGGCGTCACCACGGAGGGCATCGACCTCACGGCCTACGGACTGGTGCAGGCCGCGATTGAACACCAGCAACATGTTCGGAGCGTCCGCGCTGACTCGGATCTCGCTCGTGCTGAAAGCCGCTTCAACCGTGCCTACCTGCAGCGCGATAGCCTGACCACCCTCGCCGTGAAGCTCGCTCGTGAGGTTGCGGCAGCCTGATGAACTCCGGCGTGCCGACCCTGGCCAACCTGCTCAGCAAGTTCGAGCAGGTCGGCTCGGGGTGCTGGGAGTGGGTCAACCCGACTCACAAGCAGGGCTACGGTACGATCAGGTGGGACGGGCGAACGGTCTTCGCTCACCGGCTGATGGTGGCTGCAGTCTACGGCGTAACGCTCGAACAGATCCGAGAAGATGTAGTCCGGCACTCATGTGACAACACGTCGTGTGTCAACCCGCTTCATCTGCTCGTAGGAACACAACAGCAGAACTGTTTCGATCGGCTAATCCGTGGCCGACGCGTCGAACGACTAAACAACACAAGGCGTCTCTCCGTCGACATCGTTACGGAGATGCGACGTCGAGCACGGCAAGGCGAACGAGGTGTTGCTTTGGCACACGAGTTCGGAATTTCGAAGAGCAGCACCTATCAAGCAATCCGAGGCTACACATGGTCATGGATTGAAGAACCACCCGTCACAACACTGAGAGGAAACCGACATGAACAGTAAGAACACCGGCGCAGTCAAGATGGTCACGGACCTGTTGAAGCACGAGTGGGCATCAAGGGAGGTTGGTAAAAGCGTTCTCATCAATCCCGTCATCTTCGCAGCAAAGAACAATCTCTCAGCAGAGGTAGTCACGGGTGCCTTGCAGGATATCGCTCGCCCCGGTGCACCTCACACCTGGATCACCCGTGTTGCAAAGGGTGTCTATGAGATCGTAAGCGAGCCCATGAGTGCGCGTGAAGCGAGCGGTAATACCTCGCATCACTCGCGTATCAGTGCGCTCGAAGCTGAAGTCGCAGATCTCCGTGACATCCTTAAGCGTGCTGGACTCATCTGATCCTGCCGACCAGGATGGTGCCGGTCTTCGGAGAGACCGGCGCTGTCTGGGCCGACTGGCTCACCACCGCCAAGAAGGGAAACCGACCATGAGCAACGCCGACCGGACTCGCGAAGCGAAGCCAGCCTGCCCGTTCGACGGCGCGACCGTCCGTGACAGCAACGGACAGTGCCACTGCAGGAACGTCCTGTACCGTGAGTGGCAGAAGGACCTCTCCATCAAGGACGACATGACCCTGATCTTCAACAAGGCTCTCCTGGACGGCGACTCGATCGAGACCGCTCTCGCTGCCGTGCGCGCCGAATTCCCTCACCTGGTTCGCACCCGGAAGATCAACGCGACGCCCACGCCCGCTGCCCCGCCTGCCGTGGTCGAGACGCCTGCCGTGGTCGAGGACGAGAAGAAGCCGACGACCGCCGAGATCATCAAGGACGAGGTGGCCGTGGAGAAGGCGGAGAAGCCTCGCTACGTCCTCGCGTTCGTGCCGTCCGGCCAGACCACGGAGTACGCTCGCAAGGACGCCGCCATCAAGGCTGGTGTGCGCTCTGGTGGCGAGTGGACCGTCAGCTACAAGGGCAAGAAGGTCGCTCAGTCCGATGAACTGCTCTGATCCTGCCGACCAGGATGGTGCCGGTCTCCGACCGGCGCTGTCTGGGCCGACTGGCTCGATTCGAACCGAGAGAAGGAAACTTACTATGAGCACCATCACCACCACCGTTCTCCCCGCCAAGCAGTCCCGTGGCACCGTTGCGATCCTCAACACCGTGCGCTGGATCGGCACCGGCTTCCACCTCCTGATCGCCGCGATCCTCCTGCTCATGTCCCTGGTCGCGATGTTCACGGCTGACAACGGCTTCCTGGTCTTCCTCGGTGGCCTCCTCGGTGTCGGCATGACCCTCGTGTTCGGCGCGCTGTTCTACGCGACCGTGGGTTGGTTCGTCGACACGCTGAGCCAGCTCAACCAGATCGCTGCCAACACTGCTCCCACCAGCATCACCGCTCTCTGATCCTGCCGACCAGGATGGTGCCGGTCTCCGACCGGCGCTGTCTGGGCCGACTGGCTCGTGATTGCACCACTCACCTCACGGAAGAGAGACCATGACTAGGTTCAGAATCGCAACGATCGCCATCCTGGCGGTGGTGATCGCTTGCTTCGCATGGAACTTGACTGCTCCTGCGCAGGCAACCAGCACGGACTGCGTGCCGCAGGCTGCCTACGACGAGACCGTCGTGGACAAGGCTGCCTGGGACGAGACCGTCACCGACAAGGCTGCCTGGGACGAGACCGTCATCGACACGGCTGCCATCGATCGGTGGTACTCCTGGACGGGTGGTCCCTCCGACTCGCACCCTGCTCCGCCTGCAGGCTCGTGGCAGGTGGACAACGGTAGCCACGACGGCTTCGACCAGAGCCCTGGTTTGCTGCAGCGGGACAAGGGCAACAGTGGCAACAGCGACTGGTTCTACCACCTGGTCGTTGCGGAGGTGTCTCACGTCGTCCACCACGCCGCTGAGACTCACGTCGTCCACCACGCCGCTGAGACTCACGTCGTCCACCACGATGCTGTGACGTGCCCGCCTCCGGCGACCACCACGATCACCACACCTCCGGGTGACGACGAGGAGACGACCACGCCTCCGGTCACCACCACGCCGACCGGCCACAAGTACTACGTCTGCAAGTACGTTGGCACGCCTGGTGAGGACGAGCGTCCTCAGCCGAGTGACCAGAACCCGATCTTCGTCGACGAGCACTCCATCGCCTCGTTCCCGAACATCGTCATCGGCGCGTTCTTCGCTGACGCACAGGGTCGCTCGAAGGTGATCGCTGGTCCGTACGACAAGAAGCTCGATGTCGAGCCTGGCATCGAGGCATGTGGCGGAACGACAACCACCACGACCACACCGCCGACCACCACCACGCCGAACGGCTTCCCGGTTCCGGCTCTGTTCAACGCTGCGCCGACTCCGGCAACGTGTGTCTCTGCCGGAGTGTTCAACGATGGCGCTCTCGGTGGTGTCCTGATCGACACCTCTCCCTCGGGTCTGACCAAGGTGTACTCCTTCGCGGACGACGCCTTCCGGCTCGTGGTCAGCCGCGAGACTGCCGGAGAGGTGGGCCTGTGGCTGGTGCCGTTCGAAGAGGGCCTTACGTTCTCGGGTCTGTCCGATGCCTGGACCGACAACGGTGACGGAACATTCTCTCGCACCATCATTCTCCCCGCTCAGTTGAGCGGTGAGGACTGCCCGACGACCACGACCACGCCGCCGACGACGACCACCACGGTCCCGCCGACGACGACCACGACCGTGCCGCCGACGACGGTGACCACGACCGTGCCACCGACGGAGAAGCCGAAGCCTGCTCCCAAGCCGGTCACGCCCAAGCCGTCTCGTTCCGTTCTGTCGCACACCCTCTGATCCACTAGCCCGAAGGGAGAGCACGATGAAGACAACTGCAGCAGCGATCACCGTGCTCTCCCTTCTGGCCGGAGGAGCTACCCTCTTCAGTCTTGACCAGCAGGCACCGCCTGCGCGGCGCACTCTGCCCGTTTCTGCACCGCTCTCGGTACCAGCACCCGTCACCATCACCGTGCCGACCACGGCACACACGACCACGACCAGGGCCGTCTCTGTGCCGAAGGTGAAGGTTGGGCAGCGCATGGCTGTCCTCGACCTCCCTCATGCCGGAAAGATCACGATCAAACAGGGCACCAACAACCTGGACCGCGAGACCTCGATCCTCAACACTGGCGCAGCAGTTCACTACGTGGACAGCGCGAAGTGGTTCGGAGACGGCGTGTTCGCGATGTCCGGCCACCGAACGACCTACGGTGCCGTCTTCAACAAGCTAGACAAGATGAAGAAGGGAGACATCGCCACTGTCACGACCAAGGACGGCGTCTTCAAGTACCGCTACCTGGACACCCGAATCGTGACGCCGGACAAGATGTGGGTGCTCGATCCCACCGAGAAGAAGGAGTACCGACACCTCAAGGATGGTGGTCTCGTGATGACTGCCTGCCACCCGAAGCACTCAGCCCGTCAGAGGATCGTTGTCCTCTGGAAGGAGATCTGATGCACGTCAACGGCCAGGAGGCGACCCGCTGCGAGCGGTGCAGTCACCCGCAGGGTGCCTGGGCCACCTACATCCCCACGGACGAGTGGGAAGCACACGTTCAGTGGCACAAGGAAACTGACGCAAAGGAGAAAGAAGCATGAGCGCGCCAGGAGTGCTCCGCACCAAGAAGAAGCGGTGCGTCTGGTGCGCCAATGAGAAGGCTCGCACGTCGAAGACGGCCTGGCCGATTGTCGACACGACCGGCGTGGTCATCAGGTGGATCACGCTTTGGGCCTGCCAGCCGTGCCTGTGGGTCAACATGGAGAAGCGAGAGTGGCTGACTGCGCGTGAGCTACGAATCGCCGAAAGAATGAGGGTACCAGCATGAGTGACAACGTGATTCGGATGGACCGGCTCTCGATCCCGCCGACTCCTGAGCTCGACAAGCGCAACAAGATCCTGCACAGTAACGCTCACCCGCAGGATACGCTCACGGACTTCTGGGACTGGATGGAGGGACAGGGCTGGCACGTGTGTGAACTGGTCGTGCGCAACCCCGAGGTCTCCGACACGCGAGAGTTCGTGCCGGTCAGGGAACGCGTCGAGAGCATGTTCGAGCGGTTCTTCGGCCTGGACGGCGCGAAGATGGAGCAGGAGAAGCGCGCGATCCTGGCGCACTTGAGGGAGCAGCAGGGATGAGCCCACAGTGGAGACGGCGCATCATCGCTGTCGACCTCGTGATCATCGTGTTCGGCCTGTCCTACATCGCGTACAGGCTGTTCTCGTGAAGCCGGTCAGGGCTGAGGCTGCAGTTCTCCACTGTCCCAACTGTGGTGCCAAGCCGAACCGTCCATGCACCAAGGCCGCTGAGCGCGGTCGGCGTCCGATTCCCTGGTTGCACCTAGGCAGAGAGCTTGCCGCTGACCGGCTGTTGGAGCCTGATGACCTCTGGAAGGAGCCAGAGCGGTGATCCCTGGTCTGGGTGAGCCAGAATGCGAGCTCACGTACAAGGAGATTGACGCGCGGTTCGTCAGCATCCCTGAGCTCGCTCAGCTAACCGGCTTCTCTGCCAGGCAGATTGACTACCTCATCCGGTCGGATCGGCTCTACCCAACGCACTACACGTGGAGCAATCTGCACCTCAAGGCACCCGTGTGGGTTTGGTTGCCAGGCACCGAGATCAGCAGCGGGTACCGCCGCATCTGGGAGCGAGGCAGCGACCGGCTGAGGTACGTGCTCCTGCTTTCCGCCTGGGTGAAGATGGGCATGAGCACTGCGTCAGCCGTTGCTCTGGCCAAGCACCATGTCTTTGGAACGGAACTGCCAGTATTCCTTCTCCCGCTGGCGGATGTGGAACTGAGAGAGGAAACCGATGAACGACGCAATGAAGCGAGTCAAGAAGGCTCTCAAGGGTGATCTGGCCGACTTCGAGGTTGGCACGATCATCACCTGGACACGTGTTGTGGAGAAAGAGCCGTTCCCCTACGCGGCGATCAGAACGCCGCGAGCCTGGCTCACGACGGCTCCCAACGATCTCATCGTGAAGCGGGTCTACTCCTTCGACAATCTGCTCGAGGTGCTGTCCCGTGAAGGTATCGCTGACGTGCGGGTCATCGGTCGAGACGATGGCACGAAGGTCGAGCCGTGAGTAGCCTCTACCAGACCGAGACCTGGACGGACAAGGACGGCAACGTCTTCCGGCTCAAGGACATGGACGCGCGCTACTGTGCCGGTCTGCTGATGTTCCTCGAGCGCAACGCAAGAGCGTTGATGTGGAACGAGTACCAGCACGCTGACGCTGATGTTGTGCTGCACGACGGTGGAGACATGGCGCACGCTGCCTTGGAGCGAATCGCTGATGAGCTCCTGGACGGATTCTTGGAGGGTGCGTGGGACGAGTGGCTGGCCGAGTTGCCGTTCGTCATCGCGCTCAAGAAGGCTCTCAAGAAGAAGCGCAAGAAGCTGAACAAGGCGTTCAAGAAGGAGCTAGTGCGATGACAACTACGCACGTCGACTGGATGGAGAGTGGTCTGTGCCGCCAGGTCGATGTGTCAGATGCCATGTTCGTCTCTGGCAAAGACCAGGCGAAGGCAAAGGTGTTGTGTCGGACGTGTCCTGTCGCACTTCTCTGTCTGGCTGATGCCCTGGACAACAAGACTGAGTTCGGTGTCTGGGGAGGGTTGACGGAGCGCGAGCGTCGTCGGCTTCTCAAGCAGCATCCGAACGTCACGTCCTGGAGGCGAGTCTTGGAGAGGAAGTTCGGTGGGTAAGTACGGGTCTGCAACCTGTCAGACATGCCGCAAGCCCTGCGCGCTGCGCTGGAACGGCAGGCTGTACACGCACCGCGCACCGAACGGGCGCGTCTGTGACGGCGTCAACCAGATGAGCGGGTTGCCAACTCTCAACGGACACACGGCAACAGTACTTGCCAATGGCTCCATCGACTGCAGTTGCGGAGAGGTCTCGCCAGTCTTCTCCGCCGCGAGGTTTCGCGAACGCTGGTGGGGCTGGCACGTAGGTGATACAATCACAAAAGACGGCTGACGGCGGTTTTCTCGAACGACTCCGACCGGCGTCAGAAGCGCGAAGGGCTTTTCGCGCTGGCCCGGACCCTGCTGTCTTCCCTGGAGCAGGGTCCGGGTCCTCCCCCTTCCGAGAGAGGAAAACCGATGGCAGGCAAACACGCAGCACTCGGCGTTCTCACACACGACCGCACTGAGCCTGGCAAGCATGTCGACACGACCAAGCCAGTGGAAGAGGAACCCGCTTGGCTCGACCCGGACGACTGGGCCGACCTGGACGACTGAGCCTACCTGGTTCAGTTCCAACAAGAGAAAGAGGAAACCGATGGATCACATCTCTGTCAAGGGAAGCGAGCTCCGTATCGACCCCGATGCGCAGCGTCTCTTCGAGCAGCACCGCGCCAACAAGATCGCAGAGGAGTGGGACGAGCGTTCTGTCGGCGCGATCACCGTTTCCCTCCGGGACGATGGCGGCATGTACATCCTCGATGGGATGCACCGCGTTGCTGCCGGTCTCCTGGTCGACCCCGACATGATGTTCTTCTGCATCATCCACAAGAACATGTCGGCAGAGGACGAAGCGACCCTGTTCCTGCGCTCAAACAACGAGCGCAAGAGCGTCAACAGGTTCGACACCTACCGGATGTACCTCCGGGCGAACGACGAAGTCGCACTCCGCATTCAGGCGGAGGTGATGGCTGCCGGACTGTCGGTCGGACGCAGGGCATCTACCAACCAGGTATCTGCCGTCGTTACCCTCCGGCGCTGGGCAGAGAAGGACGTACCTCCGTACGGTCTGATCACCCGCGCACTCAACATCAACGAGGTTGCATGGGGGCGCACCGCTGAGGCATGGGACAACACCGTCATCGCCGCAGTCTGCGAAGTCTTGCACAAGAACCCGCACATCCAGATCAACCGGCTGGTGCATACCCTTCAGAAGTTCGTCGTGGCTCAGTGGGCTGCAAAGGGTGTGGAGCGCATCGGCGGTAGCGGTGGTTCCGCGTCACGTCCGAGCAGCACTGCAGCCTGCATCTGCGACGAGTACAACAAGAGGCTGAGCTTGGCCAAGCGCATCGGTCTCTGACTCATGAGGGAGACGGCTGTCGAGAAGCGACTCATCAAGAAGGTCAAGGAAGCTGGCGGGGCGTGCATGAAGATCATGCCCGTCGTCGCCGGTTACCCCGACCGGCTCGTGTTGCTTCCCGGTGGCCGTCTCTTCCTCGTGGAGACCAAAGCTCCGAAGGGTGCGCTCCGACCAGCGCAAGTTGTCTTCATCGCTCGCGCTGAGGCGATGGGCATCCCAGTCGCAGTCTTGTACACGAGCAACGAGGTTGACAACTGGGTGAACGAGGTTTCACGTTTGTCAGCGGACCCCCCGCTCGACCAGGTATGATGATTCTTGTCAGCAAGCCTGACCCCCAAGATTCATCGTTGAGAGGAAACCGATGATCATCACCATCGACACGAGCCAGCCTCTGTCTCAGATCGACTTGGACGCGCTCATGGCGCTCACGGGTGTCGTCGCCCCTTCGCCGAACGGCCAGGAACCGCCGTCTGCGCCGGTCTCCGTCGTGCCCACCAAGAAGGCTGCGCCTGCCAAGAAGGCCGCTGCACCGAAGGCTGAGCCGAAGCCGGAGACGCCCGCAGAACTCGCTGCGGACGAGGACGAGGCTGCCAAGCTGCAGGAGACCGCTCACGCCAAGGCGAGTGGCCTTCTCGCCGATGGTCAGCGTGACCGCGTGATCGCGGCTCTCAAGGAGATCGGCGCTGCACGTGTCGCCGAAGTCCCGGCTGACAAGCTGCAGGAGTTCATCGACGCTCTGGGTGAGTGATCTCCGATGGAGGAGTTCACTCCCTTCGCGCGGAAGTGTCCTTCCTGCGGAGGCCAGATGCGCCTACGTCGGCAGGCACAGATTCATGATGCCTGTCTTTCCCGTCCGTCACAGACGCCGTGGTACCGGCCACAGAAGTGGGTCGGTGGGGACGACACTTGTGCTGTCTGCCAAGAGGCACTAGCTGACACACTCTACACATGTGTCCACGGCGACTGTGCCGACTACCTTGCACGGCGTCGACAGTCGGTGCGAACATGAGCGAGCACATGCGGCTTCACGCAACGCTCTCACCTTCAAGTGCAGAGCGGTGGCTGGAGTGTCCGGCATCAATCCGGCTCATCAGTACTCTCGAGCGCGGTGAAGACAGCAGTACCGTCTACGCCGAAGAGGGTACGCGGGCACACAACCTGGCCGAGATCGAAGCCTCCTACCAGTTCGACATGATCACGGTGGAAGACTACCGGACTCGCCGGACAGCCTGGTTGCGAATCGCCGAGACACACGGTGACGATGTGGAGGAAATGGATCGGCACGTTCGCGTGTACGTCCGTCTCCTGCAGGACATTATGGCTAGCAGGCCGCACGCCACCCTACGCCTGGAACAGCGGGTGCAGACCGGCGTTCCTGGTTGTTGGGGAACGGGAGACGCAATCATCATCGCGCCGACCACGATCGATGTCGTCGACTTCAAGTACGGCCAGGGCGTCGGCGTCATCGCACACGAGAACCCGCAACTCATGCTCTACGGCCTCGGTGCGCTCGAGATGTTCGATGGTGTGATCGGAGACACGCAGTCTGTCACCGTTCATATCTGTCAGCCACGGGTCGGAGGGATGTCACACTATACCATCGGTGCGAAGGAACTTCGAGCCTGGCGCGACGATGCCGTCATGCCGATCGCACGAGAGACGCAGCACCCTGATGCCCGATTCGGGCCGTCCGAGGTTGCCTGTCGCTGGTGTCCGGCATCAGGTATCTGCAAGGCACGAGCGCGCTACATCACGGAGCGTGACTTCGGCAGTCCTGACGTGCTGTCGATGGACGAGCTCGCGGAAGCCTTCAAGACACTCACCGACATCCGAGACTGGTGCAATGCCGTTGAGGCAGAAGCCTTGAAGCAGGCGTACAGCGAGGGTGAAGAACTGCCTGGACTGAAGGTCGTGATGTCGGGCGGCAAGCGGTCGATCCCTGATCCTCCGGCTGCCATCAAGAAACTGCAGGCAGCAGGCTTCTCGCTCGAACAGGTGAGCCGTCTCTCCATGAAGACATTGGGAGACTTGGAGCGCCTGGTCGGCAAGGACAAGCTACCCAACGTGCTAGGTCCCTTGCTAGTCAAGAGCCCTGGCAAACCTGCTCTCGTGCCTGAGAGCGACAATCGGCCAGCCGTCACCGCACTAACGGCTGCCGCAGAAGACTTCCAGAGTCCTCTGGAGGATGAGCAAGGATGAGAGAGATGAGAACGCTATGGCAGAGAACGACACCACCGAGGCACGCCGTGTCATCACGGGCCGTGTCCGGCTGAGCTTCCCGTACCTGTTCAAGCCGCGACCCCCGATGGCTGGCCAGGAGGGAGAGCCGAAGTACAGCGTGATGCTGTTGATCCCCAAGAGCGACACCGTCACGATGGAAAAGCTCCGCAAGGCCGAGAAGCTTGCCCTCGAACAGGGCAAGGCCGGAACGTTCGGCTCGAACTTCAAGATGTCCTCTCTTGCACCGTCCATCATCAAGGACGCCGACGAGGACGGCACTGCGGAGGACTACCCGGAGCGTGAGGGCATGTACTACATGACCGTCAACGCTCAGGAAGCCTTCAAGCCGCAGGTGGTCGACAAGAACCTCAACCCGATCATCGACCAGAGCGAGGTCTACTCCGGCGTCTGGGCCAGGGTCTCCGTCTCCGCGTTCCCGTACAAGTACGGGGACATGAAGCGGGGCATCTCCTTCGGCCTCAACAACGTCCAGGTTCTCGGCTACGGTGAGAGCCTGCGCGGTGGCAAGAGCGCCGACCAGGACTTCGACGCGGTCGAGATCGCGGAAGAGGACGCGAGTCTGCTCTGATTCACCCCCACGTCGGGCTCGACGTGGTAAGATAGGTGTGGTGCCGCGCGGCGGTTGGGTTATGTCGGTTTCCTCTCCCTCGCGCGGCACTACTCCCTCCCTGAGAGGAAACCGATGACGCAGTACGTGAAGGTCGAAATCGACGAGGGTCGTGCCTACACCTACGGGTGGGACGGCGAAGAGCCTCTCAAGCCTGGCGACCAGGTGGTGCTTCCTAGCAACATGGTCCGCAATCGGACCTTCTCCGGACGAGTTCTGCGAATTCTGGCAGAGTCGGATTTCAAGGGGCCGATCAAGAACATCCTCTCGAAGGTCAATGACGACTTGGAAAGCCTTCTGTAGAGGTTGCGTTGTAGCATCAAACATGCTACAATGATCGAACGTACCAGTCGACCGGCTGGACGAGTAGTGGAAGGAATCACAGTGTTCAAGAAGAGCCTGCTCTGTCTGTGTTCGAGCGTTGCGCTCATTCTCGGCATGGGCCTCATCGCCTCTCCGGCTGAGGCTGCTCCGGGTGACGAGTTCATCGTCAACGGCGACTTCAGCGACTACGACCCGGCGACTGGCGCGATCACGGACGGCGTGACGACGACCGACTTCTCGCTCACCACCTCTCTCGCTGAGGCATCTTCGCCTGGCAACGGGGACATGTACGACCCCGGCGTGTACGCCGTCTCGACCAACGCGGGCGCGCTCCACAACCAGTGGATCGAGCAGGCGGGCGACAACCCCAAGATGGTCCTCAACGGCTTCACCGAAGGCGTGCAGACCGTCTGGCAGCAGACCGCTGACGGCGTCACCTGCGACACGCCCGGATCGACCATCGGGTTCGAGTTCACCGCTGATGTCGCCAACGTCCTTCCGCTCGACCAGTACAGCGACGGCGGAGCGAACATTTCGGTCTACATCAACGACCAGCTCATCGGCTCCGCCGACCTCACATCCAACGACGGTACGCCCGTGTCGATCTCGAGCGCGATGGTTCCGGCTGCTGATGCGTTCGTCATCGAGGTTCGGAACAGCGCGACCGTCTATGTCGGCAACGACTTCTCGCTCGACAACCTGTCGCTGGTCCAGACCGGCGATTGCACCGCTCCGGTGGCCGTCCTGTTCGATGTCGCGCCGACCGACCCGACGTGTGAAGCCGATGGCTCGCTCGACACCTCGCTGTTCCCGATCGTCCGCGAGGGCTACACCCTCACCGTCGACCGGGCCTTCGACGGTCCCGGCGACTACGTGATCACTGCCACCGCTGCTGACGGCTTCTTCTTCTCCGGCGACGGCGACCCGTTCGTCCGCTCCGTGACTGTCACCGTGGGCGAACGTCTGCCCGCTGCGGAGTGCCGTGTTGGTGGGCTCACGATCGGCTACTACAAGAACCACGCCGTCTCCGAGGCTACCTGGGATGCGGCACGCGCCGGTCTGAACACCCTGTTCGGGGCGTACCCGAACTGGAACAACGCGCTCGCGGTGCTGAACGCCAAGCCGACCAATGACGGCTCGGTGCAGTTGCTCCGTCAGGCAATCGCGTTCGCTCTGAACGTCGAGACCATCGACGGCTTCGCTGAGAACATCATGCCGAACGGCATGACCGCCGAGGCGTACCTCGACTACCTGAACGCCACGCCGACAGCGTGGGACACCAGGTCGGAACGGCTCGCGATCGCTGCGATCCTCGACGCTGCCAACCAGCACGTCGTCTGACCCGAACTGGGCCGGAGCATCCCACGGGGGTGCTCCGGCCCTACACCATTGAGAGGAAACCGATGAGCTACCTCGATAGACTCCTGACAGAGCCTGCCGTCAAGTGTCAGTGCCCGTCCCGCGACTCTGGTGCTGCAGCCTTCCACGGCGGCAAGCCGGACGGCTGCCCACGGGATGCCCTGGTGCCACGCGGAGTGGTCACCAGTCCAGCACTCTGTGCCGCCTGCCTGCACGGCTGCATGGACTGACCGATGGACCTCACCCCGGCAAAGACCTACGAACAGATGCACAGTGGTCTTCACTGGGCCTTTGGACGGGCGAAGGACTACGTGTGCATCGAGTGTGGCCAGCAGGCTGAAGATTGGGCGTACCAGTATACTTCCATTGATCCTCAAATAGATACGAAGAACAGAGTCTACAGCGAGTCTTTCGATGATTACGCGCCCATGTGCCGTAGCTGCCATCGTCGGTTCGACATGCTCAGACCCGAACGGCGCGAAGCTCAGCTAGCCCACCTAGCTCGAGTGCATGCTGCGATCGCAGCCGATCCTGTTGCGCAAGAACGACGCCGCGAAGCAGGAGTCAAGGGACGACAGGTAATAGCTGAAATGCGGGCACAAGGGGTGCCTATGGCTAGAGGACGGAGAACGGACACTGCAAACCTACGCGTACTAGGGAAGATGGTTGGGAGTATACGACGACGTTGCAACACTTGTGGACTAGAGACGGCGGCAGGCCCGCTAGCGCGTCATCAGACTAAGTCTGGACATACAGGCTGGACGGTAGCATAATGGATCTACTAGATTGTGACGTGGAGACTTTCAGTACCGTCAACATCAAAAAGACGAACCCGTATGCTTACGTAGAGTGTCCGTCGTTCGAGGTGTTGATGTGCGCGTGGAGTCTCAATGATTCGCCGATTGAGATCGCCGTGGGCGAAGCTGCAATACGAAAGATTCCGGGACTGCTTGACCCCGAAGTGAAAAAATGTAGCTTTAACGCGGGCTTCGAGCGGATCGTTTTCTCTGCCATGAGCGGTATGCCAGTCGGCTCGTATCTTCCTCCTGAGATGTGGTTCGACCCGGCTGCTGTCGCTGCGGAGTATGGACTACCGCGCTCTCTCGAAAAGGTAACGGAAGCATTGAACCTCGAGCGCAAGGATTCAGCAGGCACCAGACTGATCAACCTGTTCTGCTCTCCCTACCGTGGTCGGCGGGTGTTCGGCCACGAGCGACCGGAAGAATGGGCTCGCTTCCAAGCCTACTGCATCCAAGATGTTGTCGCACTTCAGGATGTCCGGCGCAAGCTGAAAGGCTGGCCGTCTACCTTCGAGCGGGACCTCTGGTACGTCGACCAGCGCATCAACGATCGTGGCTTGAGGGTCGACCTGGACATGGCTCGTGCAGCCGTCAAGGCAGCGCAGGCCAACGCCGAAGAAGCCGAACACGAGCTCATCGAACTAACCGGCGTCAAGAATCCCAACAGCATTCAGCAACTCATGAAGTGGCTCATCGACAACGACTGTCCTCTTGCAGACCTGAAGGCTGAGACGGTCGCTATTGCCCTGGAAGCACCGTTCCCAAAGACGATCATCCGTGTGTTGGAGCTTCGCCAAGAGCTAGCCCTGGTCGCGTCGAACAAGTACATCGCGGCTCTGCGTAGCGTCTCGACGGACGGCAGGCTTCGTGGGCAGTTCAAGTTCCACGGGGCTCATACTGGGCGATGGAGTTCCAGTGGAGTACAGTTGCATAATCTTCCTCGACAGTCCGATCCCCGTGAGGCAGAAGCGATTCTCGATCTGGCGCTAGGTCTTGGTGCCCCACCTGAGATGCTGAAGTCTCTCGTGCGACCGATGTTCCTCGGACCCTTCACGATCTCCGACCTTGCCGGAATCGAGGCCCGCATCCTGGCTTGGCTGGCCGGACAGCAGTGGGTGCTCGATGCGGTTGCAGCCGGTCGAGACATCTACGAGGAAACCGCCAAGCGTATGGGGGGCATGACCAGGCAGCAGGGTAAGGTTGCCGTCCTGGCACTCGGCTACCAGGGTGCCGTAGGGTCGATGCGGAACATGGGCTACGGTGGTCGAGCCGATCCCAAGAGTGACGCTCAGATCAGGATCATTGTCGATCGCTGGCGAGAGGCAAACCCGAAGATCGTGCAGTTCTGGTACAACCTCGAGCGCGCGTTCCGTAGTGGTGGCAAGGCGGGTCGCATCATCGTTGAGGCACAGGACAAGGAGCGCCGGATTCTCCTGCCGTCCGGTAGGAAGCTCTACTACCACAATGTGACTGCGGGGCAGCGTCTGACGTACCGCCACATCCGTGGGTACCAGGAGGAGACCTACGGTGGTCGGCTGACAGAGAACGTCACGCAGGCGGTTGCACGAGACGTGTTGGCTGACGCGATGATCCGGCTCGACCGAGAGGGCTACCCGATCGTGGCCCACATCCACGACGAAGCCGTGGTCGAGAGCGATGCCGTGGAAGAGATTCGAGCCATCATGAAAAAAGTGCCGGACTGGGCAGAGGGTCTTCCTCTGGACGCGTCAGCCGATTACGTTCAACGCTACACGAAGGGATAACTGATGAAGCTCATCATGTTCGCGTTCCTGGTCGGCGCGATTCTTTCTGTCAGTATCACACCGAGAGGAAACTGATGAGAGTTGCAGCGCGGGTCACCATCGTCATGCCGGACGGCACTACCTACGACTACGCTCCTGGTGAGGCACAGGTCCAACTAGTTGACACCGTCGTTGAGGACAAGAACACCAAGAAGAAGTCGCCGGTCAGGTACTTCAACATCGTTGCGCCGGTTGTGCCATGAAGGAGTTATGGCCACGACCAGCTAAGCCAGTGAAGGCTCAGGTCTGGCGGAAGTGGCGGGTCGACTATCAGCTTGCTTACGACGGTGGAGAACTGGCGATGTTCTCCACCTACCACCGGACGAAGTTCGGTGCCTACGTTGCTGCCTGGTGGCACTACAACATCGCTTCCTACGGTGGGACAGCGACTCTCTTTCTGAATCAGGAGGACCGGGCATGAGCTACCAGTTCACCTCTATCGAACGGAGGCATGTGCTTCCAGACATCTCAGTGCGCGATGGCAAGGCGTACTGGGCCGACACGGACACGCTTATCAACTGGGAGGAACTGAAGACTCTCGGATACGTCATCGAGATTGCGGACTGCCCGACATGCGGACAGCCGTTGCCGCAGAAGGAGGAGTGATGCCGTCTCGCGCTGAGCTCGCATTGACGGTGCGGTGTCCGTTCTGCCGTGCCCGACCAGGTGCGCCATGCCTGTACTCCGATGTCAAGCCGAACAAGTACCGCTACGACTGGAAGAAGGACCGGGAAGCTCTCAACGGCACGCCGACCAAGATGCCTCACCAGCAACGCTTCCATGCTCTCTTTGACAAGGAGACTCGAGATGCGATGCGAGAGCGGTACAGAGACGTGATGGCTATTCGGATGCTGCCCTACCAGGTGGCCAACATCCGGGCCTTGCGTGAGTTCGATCGGCATGAGGCAGAACAGCTTGCGACCTGGTTCCGTACCTACGGCAGCATCTTCGAGGAGATCCGATGACCAAGAGAGTGCTTCATGGCTAAGAAGGGCGAGCGGACTGCTGACCGGGTGCAGGTCACCTGTCCGTGTGGCACAGAGTTCGAAGTCACCAGACGCCGGTTCGAGGAAGGCCGTGGTCGGCGGTGCTCCAAGCCGTGTACCTACAAGTACATGGAACGCCCAAGTGGTTTGACGTACAACATCGTTCAGGAGAACGCAGCCTGGAAGAAGCCTGGCGATGAGCCCTGGAACAAGGGCATGGTCATGAAGGACGAGATCACCTACAAGGAGCTTCACAAGTGGGTTGCACGACACCGTGAGAAGACTGGTGTGTGCGAGCACTGTGGAGAAACACGCAAGACCGAGTGGGCAAACAAGAGTCATACGTACCAACGCGACCTGGCCGACTGGCTTGAGTTGTGTAAGAAATGTCATGGCAAGCATGACAGCGGAGAGAATCGAGGCAAAGCCGTGGAAAAGTTCGGAGTGAAGCAGGTGGCTTGCAGATGACCAAGCGCGTACTCCTCAGCGGAGCGGGTGGCTTCGCTGGCTCGCACGCTCTGCGGCACATCCTGGCGACGACAGACTGGGATGTCGTTGCGCCGGTCACGTTCTCTCACAAGGGTCTCAGCGACCGTATCCGACTTGCGATGGACGACATGCCGGAAGCCGCCACACGAGTCAAGGTCCTACGCTGCGACCTGGCCGCGTCGATCAGTCCCGTGACGGACGACGCCTTCGGCCACATCGACTACGTGCTGAACTTCGCCTCTGAGTCGCACGTCGATCGCTCCATCCGGCAGCCTGGTCCGTTCATCCGCAACAACGTTGCACTCATGACGCACCTGCTCGACTGGGCGGCCAGCCGTTCAGAGCTCCAGGCTTTCATCCAGATCTCGACGGACGAGGTGTACGGTCCCGCGCCAGTCGGCTACAACCACCACGAGTGGCACGACCAGCACTTGCCGTCGAACCCGTACAGTGCGAGCAAGGCTGCGATGGAGGACATCGCCTTCGCGTACTGGCGCACCTACGATCTGCCGATCGTGATCACGAACACGATGAACCTCGTCGGCGAGACGCAGGATGCCGAGAAGTTCGTGCCGATGACGATCAGCAAGGTTCTCAACGGCAAGCCGATGACCATCCACGCCAGCAGGTCCGGCAAGCCTGGCAGTAGGTTCTACCTCCACGCTCGCAACCAGGCTGACGGCGTGCTGCACGTCCTAAAGTACCTCACGCAGGCAAGGACGGTCGAGTTCCAGGGCAGCACCCGCCTCTCGTGGGATCACGTCACCGACCAGGAGACCGGCGAAAGCCTGCTCCATAGCGAGGGTGGCACCAAGCCGTTCCGCTACCACATCGTTGGTGAGCGCGAGGTTGACAACCTCGAGATGGCACAGATGATCGCTCAGGCAGTTGGAAAGCCGCTGCAGTATGACCTCGTGGACTTCCATTCGAGTCGTCCTGGACACGATCTTCGCTACGGGTTGGACGGCGAGAAACTGGCAGGCATCGACTGGGCACCTCCGGTGCCGCTGGACGAGAGCCTGCAGCGCATGGTGAAGTGGACCCTCGATCACCCGGAATGGCTGCTATGACCAAACGGTGTCCCCGGTGTACGCGAGATCTTCCACACTCTGAGTTCGGAAGGGATAGCTGGAAACGAGACGGCCTTCAAACCTACTGCCGGACATGTTGTTCAGCGAGAATGCAAGAGCACAAGATTCGGACAAACAAGCGTTGTCCAGACTGTGAGGCTCTCATCAGCCCCTATCGAGATCGTTGCCGCAAATGTTCTACTCTGGGTGAGAGAAGTGCTCGTTGGATCAGTGGACGGCAGAGGGATCGGAAGGGCTACGTTATCCTCAGCATAGCACAAGCACCGGGTGCTCTCAAGACACGACAGGGGGGGACAGATAGCTGAGCACCGATACGTCATGGAGCAGATCCTTGGTCGCGCTCTCCTCCCAACAGAAACCGTCCACCACAAGAACGGGGTCCGGGATGACAACCGACCTGAGAACCTCGAGCTCTGGTCTACCAGTCAGCCACCAGGCCAGCGAATCGAGGACAAGCTCCAATGGGCTCGTGAGTTCATCCGGCTGTACGGTTGATCACCCGGAATGGTTGCGTTGAGGCAGGTCACCGCGTTATGATGACGAACAGCAGGGTCCGTGGTGGCCCGGAGGCAACGAAGACTACGAGCACTAGAGGTACACGTAGCTCGCTTCCCCTGTTACTAGTCTCCCTTTCAAAGACGAGAGGAAACCGATGTCAACTGCCTCAATCTCAGGCACCATCGCCGGTTCCCGTCCTCTGTCACTAGGTTTCAACGTCGCCACTCCTCCACTTCTCATGGGTCGCAGCGTACTTCCGTGCGCCGGTCGTGCGAGCTTGTTCTTCCCCGCCACCTACCGAAACTGGGCACGAGTCCGAGAGGCTTGTGCCCTCTGTGACACTTGTCCTGTAGTTCGCGAATGTCTGGCATGGGCCGTCGCCAGACCTGACCTCGACGGTATCTGGGGCGGGACCACACCGCCTCAACGTCGCCGAATACGAACAGGGAAAATCTGATGCCAAAGCACGTCGTTGTGATCCCTGCCGACCACGGCGGATGCGGCCAGTACCGGCTTGTCTGGCCAGCACAGGCAGTCGCACACGCCCGACCAGACTGGCACGTCACGGTTCTTGAGCCAGATGGAATCCAGGCAGGCTTTCGCGACGGCATGTTCACTGGTGTTCGAGGCTTTCCGAACCCGCAGCCAGACTTGCTCGTAATGCAGAGAGTTGGCACGCCTGCGCAGTTCCACATCTTCAAGTGGGCGAGCGAGCAGGGTATCGCTACCGTGGTGGACTTCGATGACGCTATGTGGTGCATCGACAAGGACAACCTCGCGTGGAGAGCGTGGAACGTCCGCAACCCTTACAACCAGCACTGGCGCACCTGTGAGGACGCCGCGAGGATCGCGGACCTGGTGACCGTAACAACTGTTGCACTGGCACAGCGGTATGGCAAGAACCACCATCGTACCGAGGTCATCCCGAACAGGGTGCCGATCGCGGCGACCGGTCTTCCTCGCCACGAGGACAACGAGGTCTTCACGGCAGGGTGGTGCGGGTACACCAAGACGCACCCTGGCGACTGTACGGTGAGCGCGCCTGCAGCCCACGCCGTCTTGGACGACGGCGGTGCTCTCCGGGTCGTGGCCGACCCCCTTGGTGCCGCGACCGAGTGGGGCATCGATCCGGCCAGGGTCGACCCCATCGGGCCGCAGAAGTTCGGGCCGGAGTACTACCGTTCGATCTCGAGGCTCGACCTCATGTTGGTGGGCCTCAAGGACACACCCTTCAACAGAGCCAAGAGCTTCCTCAAGGTACTTGAGGCTGGTGCCGTAGGCACGCCGTCGATTGCACCGGACAACCACCCGCACCGAGCCCTTGCCGCCACGGGTTACCCTGTCATTCTTGCGAGCTCACCGAGTGAGTGGGCCGATGCTGCAAAGCAGATCAAGGGCATCTGGGAGGCAGACGGACCAGAGTATATGCGCGAGCTTGTGTCTGACGCAACCGCCGCCAACTGGACGATCGAAGGCAACGCTGAACACTGGGCACAAGCTTGGGAGCGCGCGATGCAAAGGAAGCACGGATGAAGAGACTGAAGTTCGCTGTCATCACAACGCACAACCGGCCAAGAGACTACCGGGACTGCTTGGCAGCGATTCGACCTCAAGTCGACCAGGTCTACACCGTCAGCCACCATGCGCCGTACACCAAGAAGTACCACGACCAGACAGCGGTGATCACGTTCCCGGATGCCCTGATCAACATCTCTGAGGCATGGAATCTCGGCTTGCGCGCGGCTGCTGTCAGAGCCAACTCTCATCCCTACGATGTTGCCGTCCTGAACGACGATGCGATCGTGCCGGAGACTTGGTTCGAGACTGTAACAGCCTCAATGCGTAGGCTCAAAGCTTCTGCCGGTGCAGCACGTCGTAGGGACGATCCTCGCATGGCAGGCTTCGCCTTCATCCTGGACGGCGGAGCAGGCATCTACGCCGACGAGCAGTTCCAGTGGTGGTATGGCGACACTGACATCGAGCGCCGTGTCGGCACGGTCGCTCAGCCCAACGGACTCGTGGTCGAACACCGGCATCCGAACTCGACCACGATCGGTGCCCTGGCCGAGATCGCCAAAGCAGATGCCCGTCGCTACGATCGGAAGTGGGCCTGATGCACCCTGAAGCGCGAGAGGGCTTCGCACGGATGCTGGTGGATTCCGGCATCGATCCGTCCGACCGGATGCAAGTTCTCGATCTCGGTGGCCAGAACGTCAATGGGACGGTTCACGACCTGTTCACGCACCCTGGCACTGTCGTCACTACACTCGACCTGGAGAACGCCGACATCATCGCTGACGCGACGAGGTGGTCATCCGGCAAGCGGTACGACCTGGTGATGGCGACAGAGGTCTTCGAACACGTCAAGAACTGGCGTGCCGTGATTGAGACGGCATGGTCTGCACTGCGACCGGCTGGTGTCCTGATCGCCACCTGCGCCTCGACCAACCGGCCAGTCCACGGTGCGACCGGCGCACCGGCTCCGGCACCAGGGGAGTGGTACGAGAACGTCACGCCGGACGAACTGTCCGATGTGCTTGTCTACCTGTTCCACCGCTACAACATCGAGTACCGTTATCCTCCTGGCGATGCGTACATGTGGGGTGTCAAGTGAGCGTTCAAGAGTCGATCGTTCGCGTCCAGAACCACGTCTGGACTCTCGACCTGGCCACGAACATGTGGAGCCTGTACGACATGACTTTGCACCAAGTCAATCACTACTGGTGGTTGACGTGTGGCGATGGCTCGCAGTACAACTGTGGACCGGAGTCCGGTCCTGCATTCGAGCGAGCAACCCGCTATGCACAGTGACGTGACGGTTGTCATACCGACCATCGCACCTCGTGCGCACATGCTCGAGCGCGCGCTGAGAAGCGTTGACATCCAAACCTACTCTCAGCTAGGTACCATCGTGGAGACCGACACGCAGCATCTCGGCGCAGCCATGACCAGGCAGCGCGGACTCGAACAGGTGCATACCAAGTGGGTTGCGTTCCTGGATGACGACGACGAGTTTGAGCCGTATCACGTTGAGTCCCTTCTCGAACACGCTTGGAAGACAGACGCAGACTTCGTCTTCTCTTGGTACCGTGTAATCGGCGGAACCGACCCTCGTGCAGACGAGTTCGGCAAGCCGTGGGACGAGTACAACCCCCGCCAGACCACGATCACGACCCTCGTTCGCACGGAACTCGCTCTGGCCGTTGGAGGATTCGTCGACCCGGACGACGATCTGCTGTCACCTGGTCGGCAATGTGCCGGAGAAGACTTCCGATTCACTAAGCGGATCAACAAGGCGGGCAAGATCGTTCATTTGCCAGAGAAGACATGGCGCTGGTACCACCACAGTTCGAACACGAGCGGTCTACCAACTCGCTGGTAGTCTGTGTTACAATGGAAGCGAAGGGAGACCGACATGATCTTACGCCCGCACCCACGGTTCACCACAGCGCGCTTCCGCGCGATTCAAGAGGTAGAGGAGGGCCGAGTCACGTACTGGCATGGCATGATCTCCGAACACGAGCACCAGGAAAACTGGCTCGTGGATGGCCAGCGAGTCAACCCGACGGCATACAACTGGTTGCGCGAGTTGGATCTTGTCAAGCGCGTTCCAGGTATCGGCCAGCCGCACGCGATGATGCTCACCCCGCGCGGCCTAGAAGCCCTCGAACGAGAGACGGTGCGTACCGCATGATCCAGTACAAGACAATCAATCTCGGTGAGATGGTTGCTGCGTTGCAGGCATTGCCTGCCGATGCAGTGATCCTCGACACTGATGGTACCATGTTCTCCTACCGTGGCTACTACGATCAGTTGGCACTCAATCTCGCCCCTGGTGAGCAGGCCGACAAGGACGTGCTGTTGACCTTCGCCACGGCGGCTCTCGCCGGACAGACCTTCCACGGGTACCGAGGTGGTGAGTACTTGGCAACTGACACCACCGCTGTCTTCGTGGCTGCATTCGGTGAGACGAGCGACCTGCGGCTGATGGGCTTCCGCCCGTCAAATGCAGCCTACGAAATCGAGGTAGTCAGCGTGGTACCGATCTTCTAGAGGCTACCACGACGGCGTAGCTGCATCAGCGACAGCACCAGAGTGGCCACCAGGGCAGCCGCCACCGTCCTGACGGCACCGGCATAGACTGCGCTGGCCGCGATCAGACCGACCACCAGGGCGACCGCCAGGAGCCGTCCGACCAGGGTGCTGATGACTTCGCGTGTCGTCAGTGCCTCTCGCCAGCCTCGAAGTTCGTCGCGCATGATCAGTCCAACCTAGAACCGATATGTCCCGTGATGTAGTTCAGCGCGAAGACGCCGGTCATCCACCGCCACCACTCGGCAGCCTCACCAGGACCGCCGACCAGCCAGAGCGAGATGCAGGCGGCAACGCCGATCCAGAAGCCGACGCAGAAGGGACACTGCAACCCTTCAACGTACTTGGCCCACCGTGACTCCTTGCCTCGGTAGGCTCTCTTGGCTATCGGCTTGTAGAGCCACCACTGGCCGATACTGTCCGTGGTCACGACTCGCGTGAGGCGAAGCGTGACAAGGACCAGGAGCACAAGGTCTAGTGCGATGAACATGTTCCCACCCTATATCTTGATGATGTACTGCACCGCTCCAGATGGCTGGAACGAGTTCTGGCTGTCAGTGTTGCCCATCAGGCCGATGCCGAACGAGTGTGTAACATTCGAAACCGTTCTGGTGGCTGCATAGAACACTTCGGAAGTCCATGAGCCAGTAGCCGCACCGCTCTGTACGCGGAAGCCGGAAGTCGTGTTCGATGCGAGCTTGGCTGCACCGTCGTCGGATAGCGGATGCGTGTGTGTCTTGGTGCCATAGTACTTGCCAACTGCCGGAAACTCTGTGGAGCCATCGAAACCGACAGCGGTACGACCTCTGAAGTTCGGCAGGCGGAACTGATCGGCTGTTTCACCACTAGTATTCCAGAGAGTCCCGATCACACCGAACAGATCTGGATAGGCCTTACGGCTTAGAACGGTACCATCGCAGAGGAGCCAGCCTGCTGGAGCCGTGATCCCGCCGAACATGGTGATCGAGCCAATCGGCGGAAGCACACCGACCGGGGCCGTTTCAGTCTTGCCTGTTGAGAGGTCGAGCCGCACAAGACGAATGCGCTCACGCAATGTGTTCGGGTTGCCGACCGTTTCGACCAAGGCGGAGACAGACCACGGACTCCAGTCTACGTGAGCACCCTTGGTTCGCACCTGCCATTCGATCTCGCTGTTGTCAGGGAACGTGTTCGCGGCCATGCTTGCTGATGCCGACGAGGACGCAATCTCTGCCTCGATCGTCCAGGCTGGTGCACCGACGACACGCCACTGTATCTGTTCCTTCGTCTGTGCCGTGGTGTCCGAGGTGTTGTACTTCCAGGAGAATGTGTTCGCCGTGGTCGGACTGATGATCGAGCCATTCGGCGCGAGATTCGTTGGAGCGAATGGCGCAGAGGTGATGCCAGCCGTTTCTGTTGTCTCACCCGTATAGGCACTGTAGAGTGTGCCCTGGATACCAGTAGTTGTCTTGGCTCGAAGCTTGTACTTAGTCTTCTTGGCGGCGTTGGCCGTTGTGTCGATGTAACTCTGAGAAGAACCAAGGCCAGTGTGCGCGATCGTGGCCAAGAGTGCGTACACGCCGTCCTGTGCTCGCCACACCTCGATAGAGAACTCATCGTAGCCACCGGACTTGTTCTTCCACGAGACGGTCTGTTGTGCGCCAGATGGCCCGTCATAGCGAGCTGGTCCCAACGGAGGAGCTGGAGCAGTGTAGATGTAGCTCGTGTAGTCCCAGGCCGATGATCCCTTGCTGTTGGATGATCTGACTGCGTACCTGTACTTGCGATCCTCGAGAACACTGTCGGTGATCGATGTGCTGGAGCCGCTTGTCGTACCGAGATCGACGTAGTCGCCGTCGAGTGTCTGAACACGGGTAAGAACTGACTCCCACGGCCTCTCGGGAATGCTCTTGTTCGACCAGGTGATCTTGTGAGCGGTCGAGGAAACACGAGCCACTTCACCGTTGGTCGGCGGGTTCGGTGCCGCGATCGGACGGGCCGGAATCGTCGTGGTGACAGAGATCGTCGGCGTGACGCCATTGAATGCACCACTCAGTGTTGCAACGAGAGTCCATGTGCCAGGAGACTCACCGTAGGAACTATCAGAGTAGTCACGGAAGAAGGAAACTAGGTCTCGCTGAACCGCTGCAGTGCCATCGTTATTGGTGAACGAGATCGATGAGCGGCCCTGGAAGTTGTTGTCCAACTGGTTCGAGTAGTTGATGACCTGGCTGTCGTTGTACGGGTCTGTGTTCTGCGAGTAGATCTTTACGATGAGGTGGGCCTCGTCGTCCGAGGTCTGGACTGCATCCCATGCGACATCGAGCCCAAGGCGGATACCGATGCCGCTGGACTCGTAGCTGCCCCACTGGATAGCCATGCGTCACCTCAGAAGGTAGGACTGTTGCGGATGGAAGTGGAATGTCGTTTCGTCAGAAGCAAAGCCGACCTGTTGGACGATCTGCCCGACTGCATTGGGGTTCTTCGTACCGATCTGGCCGGGTTGTGTCTGGAGGAATTGCAGACCGGGCTGCAGTCCGACCAGGGCTGGAACGTAGCCAAGAGTGAAGACTGGGACGGCATCTCCTGGCTCGGCATCCTCCAAGACGAAGCCGTGGGCCTCATGCGGTTCGATGGTTCCGGCATGATAGGGTGAGAGGACCGAACTTGCTTCCACCATCAGCGCATCCCAGTACACGAGCTCTGTGGGGATGTTGGATCCATTGAAGATTCGAATCAGCGCACTTGTCGTGTCTCCCGGCAGAGTTACAGTTACGGAGACTCTATAGGTGCCTACAGCATTGGCTGCAGCGACCCCCGGTACAGTGTACTGCACACCGCCGTTGTTTGATGGAGACGTGATGTATACCCAGATGTTTCGTGCTGCCGCACTGAGAGACCCAGTCTGGACGTTCGCCACTCTGATAGTGCCAGAGATAGTATACGTTCTGCCTGGAACCAGGAAGGAGGGCATGCCAGCAGAGACACCGATGTAGGCACTGCTGTTGACAGTCGCGCCATTCGGCGTGATCAGCAATGAGGCGACTCCATCAGCCGCAAAGCTAGTCGACCTGGCTATGGTTGCGTTGCTAGCGATGTATCCACTGGCGTCTGTTTCGATCGATGGGTTCGGAAGCAGGTTCATGGCACCCGCCTGCGCTGGTCGAACGAAGAACACTCCGTTGTTGTCCCATGTGTTCACAAGCATACCATACCGAACGGCGTCACTGACCCGCATCGAGTTCGTCAGGAGCTTGTACGGCGGCAGGCTGTTGTATGCGATGCGATCTGGGTCCAGAATGCCGGTCGTCAGGTCGCTTGCGTCAGAGTCATACTGCGTGGAGCCCGTGAAGTCTAGTGGGAGCCAAGCACCGTCGTAGAGCTCGTAGACAGCGGTGATCTTCCCGCCGACCAAATGGGATGTCGAGGCGTGCGGTGCGCCGTCCCACACGGCATCGTAGGAGTCGCCATCGAAGTACCGACCAGTGGCCTCTTCCTGCTCGATCAGGGCAGCGTTGATGCGCCAGACGGCGCTTGCATTCGGGTTGACAACCTGGATACCACCGAGATATGCTACAATGCCGCCACTGGGAACCGGCGCTGCGACTTTCAGTTCCACCCATTCATCTGTCAGCAGAGTGACTGGTGGGCTGTTGAAGTGCTCTACGAGGCCTGCAGCGGCATCGTAGTAGCGAAGGCTGACATAGGACCCCACGCCAGAGCCGGACTCGAGACGGGCAAAGACGGTGATCGCCCACGACTGTCCCTCGCTCACCGGGAAGCCAGGAATGCCGCCGTCCCACGAAATCGAATGCAACTCAGCGGCAGCCGTGTTCAGCGCCCGCGCGTCATGGGTGCCCGTGCCAGGAATCGGCACGGAGACATCAGTGAGTTCTCGTGTGAAGGTACCTGTGCCGGTCGATGTCCAGCCTGCCAGGTCGAGTTCGAACGACGGGTTGGAGCAGTGGTTCTGCCTCGCACGGGTACGAGTGTACCACATCGAGCCTGGCTCGCGACCCTTGATGAGCGTGTTGGCTCCGACACCATCAACAGCGTGGGCCGGGTCGGCAGCCTCAGCGATGTGATACGAAACTGTCCACGGCGCAACCTCACTGAATGACGAGACCGTCCAGGTGCCGTCGTAGGGTGCCCCTACGCGGGTAACGACGATCAGGCCACCGATCGGCATTGTCATGCCGCCCACGTCGTCCAGGGTCAGCCTGGCGACACCGCCTGTGGATGTGCCCTCGATGTACGTGTCCAGGCCGGGAGCTACCTCGAGCAGGGCTGCATCCACCTGCCAGACATCTGCGTTGGCTACACTCGGAGAGGAGACACCTGGTGCCACCGTCACGGCAGTGGCCGGGACTACTGCCGTGACGTATGGTCGCACCCAGGTACCATCAGCGGGTAGCTGAACCGGCGCACCGGAGATACTAACGCCGCCAACGATTGCGCCGACTGAGTCGTAGAACCACACCGTCGCAGTGTAGTCGGCTCCACCGATACCAGACATCAGTCTAGCGTAGGCAGAGAACGTGATTGTCTGGCCGACTGTAACTGGGATGCGATTTGCAGTTGCAAGAGTAAGATAGTGCGTGTTGGCAGTTCCGTCGTTAGTCAGTTGTGCTACGGCAGTACCAGACTGCATGCGCGCCGAAGGCGTTCGGACCACGGGTGGTATCACCCTGGTCAAGGCTGCACGCACGCCCGACCAGCCCGCTGTGTCGATCTCGAAAGACGGATTGGGGAACAGGTTGGACCTAGAGCCTAGAATCTCTGCCTGCACGATCCGCCACAAGCCATCCGGCAGAAGGTTGCCACCATCGGAGCTCGCGTAGTAGAGAACGTCCTCTGCCGTAGGCTCGTAGTCAGAGATCGAGATTCGACCATCAGCCGTGTTAGCGAGGTTGTGTGCGTCAATCGCCGTCACACCAGAGATCGCGGCCTTAATCGCAATCTCGTTCAGGGTCGAGTCACCGACCACGAGATCGCCTGCGTTCTCAATGATCTCATCAACCTTTGGGTCTGAGGCATCGACCCAGATCATGTTGTCGGCGTCCCAGACCCACGGTTTCATGTTGTCGTTCGTGTCATACCAAAGATCGTTGTCTGGCATATCCGGTGTGCCGTCCGGCCACGGCGGCTCGTCCTGGCGATAGATGTCATTGCCACCATCACCGCCAGATGGTGTGGGTGCGGGTGGCAAGGAGTCAGGCGGGATGTACTCACCAGAGATAACCGGCTGCGCACCAGGGAGATCGATCACACGCTGATAGTCATCGCTGATCAGAATGGTGACTGGCTGCTCATACGGGCCTTCAGGCATGACAGCGAGATCGTGGATCGTAAGCGGAACCTCGATCGGTTCCTCTGCATCGATGATCGTGACCTCTGCGACCCATCGCTTTCCGGGTGCGCCACCGATGTCGGGAGAGACGTTGGTGCTCTCCTCCCAGGTCTCGATGAGCGGTGACTCGATGGTGATGGTGACGGCTTCGTCGTCGTTCTCTGTGACGATGAATGGACCTTCACTGCCAACCCAGACACGCTCACCAGCAGAGATTTCTGCGAAGTCTAGCTCGAGGATCGTTGAACCAGAGGGCATGTCTACTGCCAGTGTGGGACCGATGTACTCCCACCTGACCTCGTTGAGAAGCCCTTCGATCGCCACTAGACAGCCGCACCTCCAGCCGTCTTCTCCCTGATCTTCGATCCGGCATATGTGGCCTTCTGGACCGTGACGCCTGCGCTCACGATATTGGTGCGACCAATGGTCATGTTCCCGCCTGTGCCGAGTGGGATGCTGATGTTGTCGAACAGCACCTCACCGACACCCTGCGGGAGAACAAACTTGTCGTACACGTCCATGTGGAAGAACGGGATGATCTCGTAGGACTGGTCACCCTTGATGCCGGACGAGCCTTTCAGCGTGGAGATTGCGCGCTTGGTGAGCTCAGACGGCGTGTCCAGGTTGTCATCTTGAACCACGATCGGCAGATAGCGGTACTTCCCGTTGCGCCGGAGCGCGTACGCGCTCAACGGGTGAGAGCTAACGAGTTGCGCCGTCGATACGCGTAGGGTTGAAAACGTGTAGTCGTCTGCGATCTTCTTCTCTGCCTTGGTGAGGTTGCGTTCCTCGATCTGGCGCTTCGAGGTTACTTTTGCGTAGTTCGAGAAGTCGGTGAATGATGTACTCGCACTAGGAAGAGCCAGCAAAGAGTTGACCACGACGGGATACTTCGCGGTGTTGGTCGGCTCACACGTTGCATAACCGTCTGCGGAGTAGTACGACCGCCAGCCCATCTCGCTACCTGCGATACGCCGGAACAGCTTCCACGGCGTCAGTGCGTCGTCGCCCATGCCCATCGCGTATACCTTGGAGGTTCGCTTGGTGGTCGTGGGGATACGAAACTTCTTCTCTCCCGTGGAACCGAGAATATCCAGGAGAGCAGAGCGGACGTTCGTACCAGCCTTGTAGGACTTCGGTAGTGTCCCGTGATGGGAGACAGCGGACTTGTCGTTGAGTTCGAGACCAACCTCTGCGCCTTCACGGCTTACGGCAGTCGGCAGGCCGACGAATACGGTCGTGTAGATGTTCTTGTTCAGCTTGGGGACAAAGATCATGTGCATGATGCGCAACAGGCGGTTCACCCACAGCACGCCATCGTCGTCTGTGGTGTAGCTGTTGCCGTAGCTGAGCCGACCCTCCGGGTCGCTGATCGTGATGCTGGCCGTTCGCAGCGGGCCGTCCTCACCAATCGTGAGGTTTACCTGTCCGTCCAGGAGCTCGAGCGTATCGACTTCTACCTCTTCGAGAGTCAGCACCTCCACCCACACCTTGAAGTCGTGGTCCGACTGCAAACGCTCATGATACGCCGCGCGCTCTGCGGCGTCCTTGAGAACGGGATAGGTCTGCATTAGGAGTTCGACAACCTCTCCCACCAGTTGAAGCTGATCAAGAGTCGGTCAGGACCGCAGTTCTCCGAGTAGAAGTCATCCACAGGTGAGTAGTCTCCGATGATGACTGACATGTTCACCTTGCCGAAGATGAGGCGGTACTTGCGTCCGCTGTCAGCCCGTGTCCAGTCGTCCAGAGTCTGCTCGTCCTGATCGAATACCAGGCCGGTGACGCTGCCAGCCCTGGTGGTACGCATCAGCCTACGCCGGACGACCTCGATGCGGAGATCGCCGTGAACTGGTGCATGGAGAATCGCGCCTTCTTGTGTCTCCTGTTCGACAGTGGGGACATCGCCTGCGCCGAAGATCTCGATCTTCCTGCCATCGGTCGGATCAACAATCCAGACGCTCTGAGTCCATAGCTTCGCTGTCACGGTCGGGCCGTCGCCATCTACGATGCCCGCGTTGCGAACCTTGACACGCCATGTGTGTTCGTGCCGGAGGTCTGCCGTGAAATCTGCGATGTTGGCGAAGTTCACGTTGTCCGGGAAGAAAACCGAGCCAGGCGCCCACTTGTAGTTGACACCGGTTTCTGGATCCCAGATGTCTACCTGTACGTTGTCACGGAACAGGCTGATCTCGTCCGGGATGCCTTGTGTGCGTGTTCCTCTGAACACCGGGATAGGATCATTGAAGTCCATCGCGAGTGTCGAGACAGCGAGACCAGTTGTCGCGGAGATCGTTGTGAAGTCGTGCGAGACAGTAACCTCAGTCGGTGCATCATTGGCTGCGACCCGTGGAGCTACGTTGTCACGCACCCGGACTGTAACCCTGCCGATGCCGCCGGGAACCTTAATGCCCTTCTGAGGATCCCATTCCTTGTCCGTGCCGCTCTTCAAGCCGCTGATGTCCTTGCGGACAGCACCCTCGTAAAGGGCTGCCTCCCATGCAGTCTGGGTGTCCGGCGTGACCGTCCAACGCACCGTGGGTTCGCCGTCCTGAGAGGTAGCAAGCGGAGAAGTGATCACGACAGCAGGCAGGCTCTTGTACGAGTAGTCGGCAAACTCGCTCCACTTGCTCTCACCCTCTGGTCCGTTGGTCATGGCACGCCAGAAGATGCCAGGCCCGCCGTCGATCAGGGCAGGGTTGGCACCAGGGTCCAGCACTGGGTCGTACATGCCGTCTGTGGCAGCCAGGAAGCCGGTGTCGTAGGTGATGTCCGCTGCGCTGCCCGTGGGGGAGAACTGGATGCGCTGCTGTGTCATGTCCTGGTCGCCTGCGAACTGCAGGACCGGCTCTGGCACGGAGACCGCTCCGCCGTCCGGCTTCAGACTCGTGGGCACCTTCGGGATGATGGTGTAGGTGACCTCGACATACGGCTTGTTGACCGAGGCTGCAGAGCCCTTGATCCAGCCGTAGGAGTTCGTGTTGGTGCTGACGCGCAGGCCGTACCGTGGCCGAGTCTTCACCCAGTTGGTGATGTTGAGCGCGATCGCTGTTCCACTGACCGGACTCGGAATGGTGATGCCAGTGAGCTGAGAACCGTAGGTCGGCTGCGTCTTCCAGGTGACCTTACTGTTCCACGTCTTCGTGATCGGAAATGCATTGATGTGAAAAGGGTTCGCTGCAGCCTTGTGGAACCACATGCGCAAGATAGCTGACGTGATCGTCGCGTCGGCAGGAATCACGTTGGTATCGAACTTGACCGACACCAAAATACGGTGCGTGTTGACCTTGTTCGGAAGCGCACCAGGAGAGCCGAAGGCGTAGGTAGGCTTGGGTGACTGGATGGAGTACGTAGAGACTGGAACTCGCACTACGGCCATGTCAGAACCCCCGCCATTCGAGCGAGTCTCGCGCACTGATTCGCTTGTCTGCAACCTCAGTGACATACGCCACGAAGTCTCTCGCACCGATGCGCAGGATCACAGTCTTCGGCAGTCTGCTTTCGTTCTGCGCCATGCCCCTACTCTCCTGATTGGAGTGGACACGGCTGCCACGTGGCAAGGTCACGATCTCTGGCCCCTTCTCTCCGACCAGGGCTGCGCCACCTGGAGCCACACCACCAGTGGCGAACGAGGGGATCGTGAACTTGAGCGGTCCCTTGCCGATGGTTCGAGGCAGGCCCAGCATGCTGTTGATGGCACTGCGGATCTTGCCCACGATGTCAGAGGCGAAACCGCCTGCGGCAGAGAAGCCGTCCTTGATCCCCTGGATCACCTTGCCGCCCAGTTCAGTCCCAGCATGGAGGAAAGATGATGCCATGCCAGCGATCTTACCAGGTAGGCCCTTGATGAAGTTCACGACCGTGCGAATGCCATTCTGTACCGTTCGACTCAGACCGCTGATAGCGAATCGTGCGCCAGCCACCAGGTTGGTCCAGACAGTAGAGACAAAGCTTTGGATGGCCCTGAAGCCGTTACGGAAGAGGCCACGTATGAAACTGATGCCGCCGCTGATAACTCGCCGGATGACCGACCAAGCAACGCGGATCACTCGCACGATCACATTGAAGACAGTCGTGATGATTGTTCGGTAGACAGTAAAGTACGTGCGAATGATAGTACCGATGACACGCACGGCACCGGAGAAGACACGGCTGATGATGCGCCACCCAACACGGATGACAGTCATGATAATTCGCATGACGGTGCTGACTGTGCCTTGAATGACGCGGAATTGGCTAGTGATGATGCGAGTGATGATACGCATCACAGGTGGAATGATACGGATAAGTCCACGGAAGACGAGAGCCACTCCACGGAACAAGACACGGAAAGCTGGACCCAGGATGCGAGTCAGGAATTGGCCTAGGTTGACTAGTGGCGCAAGGAATCTCCCGATGTAGGGAATCAACCGAACGAACCCGCCTGCCAGTCCTTGTGGACCAAGCGAGAGAATGAGAGTGGCGATGATCGGTGCGAATTTCTTAAGGATCGGACCAAGGATTTTCGACAGGAAGCCTACGACCGGCGTAAGAATAGAAGCAATGGTGCCGACCATGCCGAGAGCTTGTTTGACGATCTGACCGATAACGGCTCCAACCCCGCTGAGCAGGGGAGCCATTGCAGCGACCAGACCAGCGATCTTGGGTCCGTTCTCCTTTAGGGCTTCACCGATGGTCTTGAGGACAGGAGCCAGAGCAGACTTGATAACGCCAGAGACGGTTGAGATGATTGGCATCAGGCTCTCGAAGATCGAAAGGAAGCCACCGACGATGGCAGGGTCGAACAGCTTCTTGACGAAGGGAATGATCGGCTTCAGGATGCGACCGAGAGTCTTGAAGGCTTCGACACTAGTGGTGATCCAGCCTGAGATCTTCTCTTGCCCGCCAACACTTTCAGTGAACTTGCGGAACTTGAGAGATAGGTCCTCAAAGGTCTTCATCAGACCATCGCCCTCTTTGGCCCCCAATCCAAAGACGTTGATTAGACCGATACCGAGGTTCTTGATGACGCCCCACAGATATCCGGCTGAGACGAATGCTCTGTCCATAAAGTCTCTGATCTTGCCAACTGTTCCAGGAGCCGATGCCCAAGCACCAAACTGCTTGCCCGCCTTCGCGATGATCCCAGCCAGCCGCTGTCCGGAAGGCATGAGCGCGTTCATCACGTTGAGAATACCCTTGAAGACTGGGACGGCTGCCGTCCCCAGGGTCTTGATGATCTTGGTGTTACCAGACATGATGGTAGCGAGAGACTTTGTAGTCTTCGCCGTTGAAGCGAATCGAAGAAGGCTTGAGATGATGCCGTTGACTGCCGTACCCGTTGCACCAAGCTGTGTCTTGAGCATCGGCAGCAGATTCGTTCCAAGGGCTTTGAAGTTCTTGTCCAGGCCCTTGAAGACGTTCTCCTGCACCGTTTTCTGCATGTCCTTGAAACTCTTGCCTAGGCCGGACATGGCCTTCACGGCAGAGCGTGTATTTGGGCCAAGCGCCTTGAGAGCCTTCTCATCTCCCTTGAGTGCCTTACCAAGACCCTTGAAGGCGATCATGGCCACAACGCCGGTCTGCGCCAGCGCGCCGACCACATTCACGAGAGATGCAGCAGAGGCTAGGCCCTGGCCGATCGAGCCGACCAGGGCCGTGATCACTCCAGCGAGAGCCGAAGCACTAGAGGTGATGAGTGGAAGCAGGGCACCGAGAGCCGGAATCTTGAGCTTAGCCAAGCCAGAGAACATGCTTGACATTTCCTTCTTGACTCCGCCTTGCGCCTTCTTCAGCCGCCTGCGAAAGCCTCTGACGAAGCCACCGCCCATGTCGTCGCCAGCGCGCTCACCCTCGTCGTTAGCCGACCGACGCCCACGGCGACCACCTCGCCGGATTTCCTCATCAATCTCATCCGGGATTTGGTCGCCGTTGATGTGGAGGTCCACATAGGCATCAGCGATGGAGGCCATCAGTCTCTACCTCCCAACGCGGCTGCGAGTCCATGCAGCGCAGACTCTTCGTTCTCCTTCGACCACGGGGAGGACTGAACGATCGCCGCAGTGGGCCGCTTTGCACGAGTACGAGCATCCGGCATGTTCAGCCGGATGTCGAACTTGTCCTTCTCCTTATCCTCTGCGTCTTCGGTTGCCCAGAAGTAGACCAGATTCAGGAAGCGGTTGAACGGCAATGCCATCGGGTCCACTCCCTTCGATGCTGTCCAGCCGTCAAACGTGGGCCAGTTCTGCTCTGCGAGTCCGACCAGGCGACTCGCTACGTAGTAGGGCGTCCGCTGACTGCCTCCACCAGTCCTTCGACGATCTCTTCTAGAGTTGGGATGTCGAAGTCATCCTTGGGATCACGGAGACGAGCCTCCATGTGTGCCCTGTCGTCTTCGGACATGCCCGTGTCGAGCCAGGCAAACGCCGCTCGCGCAGCTTCCATGTCGCTGTCCGCGTCCAGCATCGGCAGGACCATTGCAGCCTGCTTCGGCGGGACGAACGAGTACACGTGTTCGTCACCCTCGAGATCGAAGGTGATGGTGTCCGTGACTCGCTTTGCAACCTTGAACGAGAGATCAGCCATGTTAGTCGCCCCTCACCAGGTCGTAACGCGGGTCTCGGATTTGGTGATGGTCAGTTCGGAGTCCGCGAAGCCCTGCACGCGGAGCCACTGACCCTTACTGAGGTAACCCTGCGCTGAGTAGGCGAAGTGCTGCGGGCCAGTGTCAGTCGCGCCGTACTGCGCGATCGGGTGTGAGGCAACAGCGTTGTCGGCGTCACCCTCCGTGTTGACGGCGCGGATCATGACGCTCCGACCGGCAGGATACGGGTCGGTCGTGATCGCGAAGTCGAGGATGAAGTGGCACGGCCCGGTCACGATCCCGAACTGCGCGTCAGCAGTCGGCTCATCCAGCCGGAGCTTGAGCCACTTGCCAGGTGTGAGCTTCTGCTCCTGCGCGCTACTGATCCTCTTCTGTTCCGCCATGAATCCGTCCTCCTGGTCCGGGTTGCTCATGTAGTCCTTGACCAACTTGCGGATGGAATCACCGGACAGCCCACCCGTGTCCCATTTGCCTGTGGTGCTGGTCTCCTCGTGCCTTGTGGCCCAAGTGTGATCGTGCCCGAACCGCTTCAACACGGCTGCACTAGCCCGTGTAGCAGCGTCCTTCTGTGCCGCCGACATCGGTTGCGTTCCGTCGTAGTCGATCTCGAAACCGACCATCTGGTCGTTGCCGTCTCGGCTCGACGTGTACGGTCCCCACCCACTGTGATTGCCTGCGTGGTTGGCTCGACCGGCTGCGATCACGTGACACACGCCGTCATACCCGATCAGCACCTGGCACAACGGTCCCGGCAGGTCGCTCCGACCGTTGATGCAGGTGTTCAGAGTCGGATGCGGGTTGCTGGCACTCGATGTAGAGCCGGTGTGATGCCAGCACGGGCCGTCCGGGTCGAACGCGCCGTCCCGACCACGAGCCTTCCAGTTGCCCTCTTCCTTGACCTTGCAACCCTCAGCGCGAAGGGCATCAGCCAGCCAGTCGAGGTCACTCATTGGGGCACCTCGGGAAACAGCCGGTCGCGCACGTCTTTGACCGTGAGAGTGGGATTTTCCTCGCCGGTGTCCTCGATCAGATCCTCGAGGTAGTGTTCGATCCGGTTCACGATCACCCGTTCGCGGGCATCGCGGATGGCAACGACAGCGCGTGCCACCTGCGTCCAGTCGCCGCCCGACTCAGTCCAGACCTGGATCAGCTTCCTTCGGATGACCTCGTTCTGGCCATCCTCGAAGCCCTCTTCAGCCGCCATCAGCGAGGCACCTGCTCAGCAGGCGCAGCGGGCGTCGGCGTGCTCGCGCCTTTGCTCGCCGCCGAGGCTGGAGGTCTTGCCTCCTCGGGTCTCGTCCGGCGACTCTTGTTTCCGCAGTTGCAGCCCATGATTCCCTACCCACCCTTCTCAGGGGTCCGTGAAGACCCTCCTTGACCCTATTGTACCCCGGATCAGAGAAAGTCATTCGGAGTGAACTCGTCGATTGCACGCTCGAGGTACCTCACTGCCGGAACACCTCTAGTGCTCCTCGTACGAATGAGATGACCACGGTACATGAACACGAGGAAGGGAGCCCGCCTCGCGTGGATCGGCCCGGTGCCCTTCTCTTGAATGATCGCGTAGGGCACCGAGCTACCGATCTTCCACGTGATCTTCGTCGGTGTCTGCTCTGAGATCACGCTGACGATACTGTTGCGCAGCAGGCCGGTCCTGACTGGTGCGTAGCCCTTGGCACGATCGCGGATGCGACCAGCTCCACGAGCTACTGCGACACCAATCTCTCCTGCAGGAGACATCATGAGTGCGAGCACTTCTGGATGGAAGACAACTCGAGTCCGAGGCATCAGCAACCCCTACACATGAGCAGGCGGAAGCTCAACGTCCAGGCCCAGCCTCCACATCCTCCCTCTGGCCCAAGAGGAGAGCCGCTTTCGATTCTGAGGCTCTTCCAGTTCACGAACTTCGACCAGGTGCCTGGCTCGTCGTTCCAGGTTCGGATCGTTTGCAGGAGGATATCAGCATCCTTCGCCTGTCCTCGTGCATCCGTGAGCATTTCCTCTGGCGTTGGCGGAACGTAATCTTCGCCCTCTTCATCCAGATTGTGACGACATCTGATGACGCCTACCTCAGCCCGCACCAGGAGATCGGTGATGTCGCAGGGCTGCGAGGGTGTAGGTTGAGGCGTGATGAGGACGACACGGACCCATAGCTGCCCACCAGCATCCGCTTCGCACCCACAGTCGTCCCAGGCGACCGCCCCTGCCACGTAGACGACCCGGCTGACAGGACGCTGGCACACCGTCAGTGCAGCGTCACTCTTGGCCAACAGGGCTTCCAAGACAGGGCTGACGGTGTCCATGAGCCTCTACCTCCGTGAGCCAACGATGGACGGCGCGTGGAGGATCCTCGCGGCGGAGGACGTGAGGTTGGTCGTGTTGCCTCGCAGGACAAGGAGCGCACGCAGGATCGAGTTCTCGGCGATGTTGTCCTCTGGCGCGAACGGGTCTTGCCACGCACCGCTCACAGCGTCGTCCAGGGATGAGTAGATGCGCTGGCCGTACTGGATGCGCACGATGCCAGAGGCGAACAGGCTCACGCGCTGCACGGAGAACTGTGCGGAGGTAACCGTGGTCAAGGTGCCGTTGTTGTCCCATCTCGCAGGGTCGAGAATCGTCCTGTCAGCACCGAACTCGTTCACGCGGTCTCGGTAGCGGAACGACACGAGAGGCTGTGCCGGGAGCGTCACCTGGTGTGGCGAGAACGGATCCGATGAGACACCTGCCTTGAACATCGAGCCTGCGCTCATGGAGAGCGAGAGAGGCCCACCAGGAGTGAAGATCAGACCGTCTCGCCGGATCGGGCCGATTGCAGAGAATAGGTCGTAGAGTTGCGAGAGTACACTGTTGCCGACCTGCGCACCGGAGTCGACACCGTTGATCGTGCTCTTGTTCGAGTGCACGACCAGGCCCAGAGGCACGATCTGCCGTCGCTGCATGTCGGTCGGCGGGTTGGTGTGCTGGATGACGTGTCCGTTGACCGTCAGGCTGACGTAGGTCACCAACTGGTTGGCGATCTCTGTGACTGCGATGCCGGTCTTCGCAGGCACAGTGACGATCTGCTGTGAGGTGTTTCGCGGGTCGGTGATGTCGTCGTAGACCACCAAGGTGGCCTCAGAAACATCGAACTTGGTGTCGTCGGTCGCGTTGACAGAAAGTTGCCCTCCGGCCACGATCGACGTACCGAGGTACATCGGACGTGCTGATGGGACGGCGTAGGCTAGCATGTCCCATGTAGTCTCGCCGTCGCCGATCTTGAACCGGCCCGTGTCATCCTCAACGCCGATGACCGCGATCGGCACGACAGGGTTGTCGTTCGCCCATGTCGCGGCGCTCGCGTGCATCTGAGTCAGGTACCCACCCTGTATCACTTTATGCCCTCCACGTAGTCTGTCTTCCGACCGAACGGTAGTCCGGCGAAGCCATCGAGAAGCCGATGTCAGGCTTCATCACACTCGCCACCCAGGAGTCCACGAGCCAGATGCCGGTTCGACCCTTGTCCATGTCGTCAAACGTCTGCACCAGGAGGGAGACGGAGACACCTTGTCGGGTGATCGATTGCACACGTGAGGGAAGCTCACAGCCCTTTGCGCCGCAGGCAGCCTTGGCGAACTCACACGCCAACTTGCCTGCGGCGATCTGACCACCGACCGGAACCGGCTCACCCGTGAGGAGGGTGATCGCCCAGGTGTCCGGCTCTCCGAGCGCATGACTCATGTTCTGGCAGAACGGCCACTGCTGGCCATCCTCGCGAACGAGAAGAACGTTGTTGTCCACCCTGTAGGTCGTGGGATCGATCACCACGCCGTCGATCTCGATGCTTGCGATGCCGGACACCGGCTTGTCGAATCGCAGAGCGCGACCAGAGGAGCAACCACAGTTGTCGCCACAACCACCGCAGCCGATGTTGAACCACGAGCCACCGATCAAGGTTGGGTGCCACGGGTTGCCATTGTGAGAGGAAGAAGTTCCACCCGTCATGCCGCCGTGATACGTACTGAGACCTGCCGTGCAGTCCTGACGGCAGGGACGAATCGTTGCCTCACACTGACCGAACCGCTGACCCGTCCAGCGCCACAGGAACTCTGTGGCCATGTCTTCCCACATCTCGACGCCGGAAGGAGGCAGGGAGGTGAGCGGTTCGCAAGGGCCACATGAGGTGTAATCCACCGGCCACGTACACTCCATTGCCTCTCCTCTCAGGTACTACCAGTCCGGGCCGACCGGGTGGGAGTGGTCGACCCGGACTGATAGGTCTATGCGGCGTCGTGCGCCTTGCACCCGCATTGCACGGGCGGTGGCGCAACGCCGGTCTCCAGGATGAGCAGAGGCTCACTCGGCATGATCGGAGTCGGAAGCAGAGCCGGGACAGCGCCGTTGAGAACGACCGGGTAGAGGCCGACTCCCCAGCCGTGGCCGGACACTGTGTACGCACCCTGCATGGTGAACGACACCGCGTTCTCGCCGTCGACCGTGATGTCTCCGAGGACACCCGCGTTGACGCAGCCGAGAACGATGTAGCCCGAAGCCTCTTCGACGCCGGTCGGGCAGGCATCCCCTGCCAAGCCGGTCCAGACCTCGAGCCCAAACTTCTGGTCCACGACCCCCTCGTAGGCCGTGGCACCCGCGATGTCGCCGTTCCAGTCGGTGTACGGGCTCATGTTCGTCATGAAGGACAGCAGGTCAGGATCGACACCGCAGAACTCCATCTCGAGCGTGAACCGCTTGAAGGAGTCGGGAGCCTTCTGCTGGAAGCAGACTGCACCGGATGCCTTCTTGACGACGACCTCTGCGCCGTCCTCGACCTCCGATGAGAGCGAAAGGCTGATGAAGCCGTCCGTCACCACTTCCGCGCAGTTACCGCCCGTTACCGGCAGGCAGCAGGAGTTCATCTTCGTGACGCGCATCCTCTTTCCGAAGATGGGCTTGAAGCACCGTGTAGTCATCTTTCTGTCACTTCCTTTCCCGCACCTAGACGGTTACCATTCGGACAGCGGCCACGCCGCACGGGTCGAACCCGACGACGTACTGACGTTCGGCGAGCGCATACATGTCGTTCTGCCTCTGGTCGAACGCCTGGTGCGAGAGAACTGCACCCCGGTAACCGAAGAGGGCAGGTGAGGCGTACACCCAGGTCTCGCCTTCGACGACTGGTGCCGCACCATCGTTGAGAATGGTGTGGTTCCACGAAGCATCTCCCGCTCCGATGCCGTCCACCTGAGAGATATCCAGACTGATGTTCGGCTGTGGTCCGGGAGACTGCCAGGTGAGAACGAGAGTTGTAGGGGCTCCCGTAACGACAACGTTATCAGGAGCCTGAAACACGCTCATCGTATTCAAGGCTGCCTGAGCATCTGCAAGCGTGCCAGCCAGGTAGATCGGTGGGGAGGTTTCACCCTTGAAGGTCAGCGTGTAGCTTCCCACGCCAGATGTGTAGCTCACCAGTGATCCACGCTGAGACGCCAGTGAACCAGCGGCATCGGGACCGATGCCATTGTAGCCTGCGCCTGCAACGATCGGCGTTCCGAGCATGGAAACGAGACGCGAACCCGATGCCCTCAGATGATTGCTGCCGTCCCAAAGGGTGACAGCACCACGGTCGCCGTGGAGCACACCGAGAGAGCCGTAGACTCCTCCCAGCCACTTCTCAAGCGCAGCAAGCGCCGCATCAGGATCGAGGGCACCTGCCGGATTCAGATCGGTCGCCTGCGCAGCGAGCATGGACCAGACGTACCGTTCTGCCTGCGCCTCTTCACGAGCCAACAGGTGCGCCGTCGCAGCCTCTTCCGCCTGCAAGTCGGCACGCCCACCGGGCATCCCACATTTTGCAGAGCCATAGACTACGAAGGAGTCTGCTTCACCCCTCTCCACCATACTGGTGAAGAACTTCTCCTGCGGGTCTGTACAGTTCGGATCGGCGAAGCCTGACGCCGGATCACACGTCATCGCCTCCCACTCGATGCCGTTGGTCCAGTGCTGATCCTCCGCATTGCGAAGAGAAAGCACGGAGAACAGCCCGAATGGTAGGCCGATGCGAGGCTGTCCTGCGACAACCTGCCTGGCACCGTATCCCATTCTGGACCTCCAGATCTAGGGTGTAACCTGGCCGGGAGGGATGTAAGCCGCTCCCGGCCAGGCTACGAATCAGAAGGTGCCGTCGGCCTTGATCTCGATGCCCATGTGCGTGGCACCGTCAGCCTGGACCGGCACCACGACACGCCGCGCGTCGTGGTTGCGCTGCAGGACCAGGTACGGGTCCTCCGTGAAGAGCGCCGTGTAGTCGTTGGTGCCCAGGAGCACCGAGTCGTAGATGTTCTCGAAGGTGATGCTGTCCGAGACACCCTTGACGAACGTGCCTCCGGCGTAGAGCAGGAACTCGACGCCGGACGGCGCAGCGATGAAGTTCGCGGCAGGCACGGTGGAGATGTCCTGCCAGTCGACGACGTACTGCGCGTTGACGTTCCGGTTGGTGAACCAGGAGTTGATGCGCTGGTCGCTGACCTCGAACTCCGCCAGGCCGAGACGACGGGCCAGGTCGGAACGGAGGACGGCCTTGACCCAGGTCGGCAGGACGATCTCGAGGGTCGCCTTGTCGTCCATGCGGTTCACCGCACGGTAGTGGGTCGCCTGCAGGTCGACGGCGGTCAGGAGCGGAGCCGCCGCACCCGCCTGCGGAGAGGCGAAGTTGACCAGGGTCGAGGCAGCGGCGATGCTGTTGATGACGGCAGCCGAGACGCGGTGGGCGTGAGCGTTGAGCGTCTTGTTGATGTAGTCCTCGATGACCTCCGGGTATCCCCTCTGCTGCAGGAGACCCGCACCGATGCAGACGCCGCAGTAGCCGAGGCGCACGTCCTCGAAGTCGGGGCACGGGACGGTCGCGCACGGCTTGGAGCCGCCGCCAGCGCCGTCGTAGTCCCCGGCCAGGTCCTCTTCCTCGGTGTAGCAGAAGCCGGTGTCCTCGAACACCGTCCGGTAGTCCGGGCCGAGGGTGTGCCGGACGCCGCCCCTGTTGATCTGCATCTCGGGGACGGAGAGCAGGTTCGCTGCCTCGCTGATGTCCACCAGGTCGTACAGGGTCTCGGACGGCGCGCACCAGCCACCCGACGCCACGAGGCTCTTGCCCGGCAGCTTGGACTCGTCGGTTACGAAGGCCATCGCACCGCGTGGGTCCTCCGTCTGGACGATGGCCTCGTCCTTGAAGGTGCGCTTGAACTTCGCGATCGTGAACCGCTCGCTCTGGCGGACGCCCTTGCGGCGCGCGGTGTCGTAGGCCGACCCGTTGAAGCCGCCGAGACGGCTGTTGATCGATGCCGCCATGTCGCCGATCGTGAGCTCACGGCCCACGTCGAACCCCGCCGCACCCTGCGCGGCCAGGGCAACGAGCTTCTTCTCCTTGGCCACGGTGGTGTCCTCTTCCTTGGGAGCGGGCCGACCTGCGCTGAGCTCAGCGAGGTTGATGTTGATCGCCGCGCGCTTGGCAACGGGCGGAGTGGTCTGCGTACGCGCAGCGGCAGCGCGTGCACGACGTGCAGCCAGTGAGCGCGGGTTGGGCTTGGTGGCGAGTTCCTCGACGGGCTGCTCGTCCTCGCCCTCGCCCTCGCCCTCCTCGCCTTCCGGCTTCTCGGTGTCGACGGGGGTGTCGTCTCCGAGAGTGAGCACCTTGTTGGCCAGTTCCTTGGCCGTGTTGGAGCGGGCCAGCGCAGCCGCGTCACGGGTGCCGACCTCGCTCTTGACCGCCTCGATGCCGTCCGCAAGAGCGGAAAGCGCGGCCAAGACCTCGTCGTTCGGCGCGGAGCCGTCCTCGGGCAGCATGGCGCGGAACGCGTCGACCGCCGTGTCGTGCAGGGTTGCCAGGTCAGCGTCATTGAGGCCGGTAAGGTCCTCGGGGATCGTGATACTGGTGTCCTGCGGCTTGTCCTTGCGGGGTGCCATCTTGGTACCTCCTGTAGTGATGTTGTCACCCAGTCGGTCTCAGGCCCTCGCGCCATACAAGACTTATGCTCATACTCATCATACCCTGCTTTCGCAGGACGTGGTTCAGATGCTGATCAAACTGTGACCACCGAGCTTGATGCCACGCCGACCCAACCACTGCCGGGTGTACTTCCTCGCGGCGAACGGCGGTGCTTCCGTGCTGCCCTGGAGCAACTGCGCGAGGTTACCCAGATCGACGAACATCTCGTCCAGCCTGGTGCCGATCTTGTTCGCGTGGTCGTCGTCCAGACCGGGCTTCTCGGCGACCGACATCAGGACCGCCTCGAGCCGGGACAGTTCGGCCTGTGCAGCCTTGAGGTGATCGGCGTTGTACGCTCCCTCCTGGATGCCCTCCGTGAGCGCATCGAGCGCCTTGCCGAAGGTGCCCAACGCTTCCTCAGCCTGCAGCGAGTCTTCCTCGGAGAGACCACCGTTGCTCGCAGCGTCCGACAGCGTGCCCTGCAGTCCGACCAAGGTCTCACCGGACTTGGTGGCTGCCTTCTGCTGAGCAGAACCGTTACCGGCCAGCGTGCCGCCGCTCATACGACTGTCTGTTTTGGCGATGGATGCCTCACGACCGGCTTGCAGTGCTTCATCGATCGAGCCGCCGTCGTCCAGCACCTTATCGAACGCCTCACGAGCTTCGCCGTGAGTGTCTTCCGGGAGTTGGCTCTTCAGGCCCTCCCAGTAGCCTTCGCGCTGCTGGCTGTCCTGCAGCCTGGTGTCCACCTCGCCGACACCACGAGCCGCAGTCATCGCCTCGTCGATCGTACCGCCTTCGTCGAGAACCCGATCGAACTCCTTGCGCGCTTCGTCTCGCGAGCCTTCGGGAAGGTTCGGTCCCAGACCCTTCCAGTAGTTCTCACGATCCTTGCTGTCCTGCGACTCCGGCACCTCCGGCAGATCGCCGGAGTCCTCGCCGACCATCGCGGCCTCGAACGCTTCCTGCTGTGTGTCGTAGCCTTCCCCCATATCGTCCCACGTACCCTCCGTGGGCTGCACATCACCGCCGTCGCCTTCAGCGTGCAGTGGGTGCCACTTGCCGTCGTCGGTCTGCGTGATGCCCACGGTGCCGGTCTCGTTGTAGAAGGTCGGAGATGGTGCCTTGTCGTCCTCGCTCCAGCCTGCCGGAAGACCGGCTTCGGGTGCCTCACCATCACCACTGCCGCCGCCGCCGCTCATGGCGTCGGCAGCCTCTTCCAGGGTGTCGTAGCTCTCATCGGAAGTCGAGCCGTCCGGTTCGTAGACGACGAAGCGACCACCAGAGGTGTCTCCTGCCGTCCGGCCCGTGTCATCAGCGATTGCGAACAGGTCGCCGTCTTCGCTGCGAACCTCGTACATCCCCGGCCACTTGTCGGACTCCGTGATGATCTCCGTGCCGTCCAGGCCGAGAGCATCCTTGGTAGCCATCGGAAGGTCGTCAGGATCGACGTACGGAAGGCCGCTTTCGCTTGTGCCACCACGGCTCAGTGCATCGGCAGCCTCTTCCAGGCTACCGTAGTTGGCCGACACCTCACCGTCCGGCTCGTAGATGGCAAAGCCACCGCCAGAAGTACTTCCGGCAGTCCGACCTTTGTCGTCAGCGACAGCGAACAGGTCGCCGTCCTCGCTGCGAACCTCGTACATCCCAGGCCACTTCTCGGACTTCGTGATGACCTCGGTGCCGTCGAGACCGAGAGCATCGTTGGTGGCCATCGGAAGGTCGTCAGGGTCGACACGTTCGCCGCCGCCGCCGCCGCCGCCGTCGCCGCCACCGACACGCTCGACCGTCATGTCCACGTCACCGGGCTCGTACATCCCGCCGCCGTCGAACATCGCCTGCTCTTCGGGAGTCGGATTCGCCGGAATGGTCTCGCCGTCGATGTCGGCCAGGGAGGACTCGATGTCCCAGGAGCCGTCTTCGTTCTTCGTGTAGGTCGAGATGAATTCGCCGTCGTTGGAGGTGATCTTCGAGCCAGGAGGAAGCGACTGTGCTTTCGTCCAGGCGTCATCGTTGATGTCGATCGAGTCACCGACCTGGTATCCACCTTCCGGTACAGCCGCAGGCTTGCCGCCATCACTCTCGCCGCCATCGCCGACACGGCTCACCTTCATGTCCACGTCACCAGGCTCGTACATCCCGCCGCCGTCGAACATCGCCTGCTCGTCCGGCGTGGGCTGCGCAGGAATGGTCTCGCCGTCGATGTCACCCAACGTGGACTCGATGCCCCAGGAACCGTCCTCGTTCTTGGTGTAGGTCGAGATGAACTCACCGTCGTTGGAAGTAATCTGCGAGCCAGGAGGAAGCGACTGCGCCTTCGTCCAGGAGTCGTCGTTGATGTCGATCTCGTCGCCGACCTTGTACCCGCTCTCCGGTACAGTCGCAGGCTTGTCGCCGCCACCCTCCGGGATGTCACCAACGATACTGGTGTCCTCGCCGCCGATGTCACCAGCGTCCTTGCCGACCGCCTTCTTGCCACCAGGCAGATCGAGTTCTCCCCCACCGATGTCCGTGACATCGTCGTCGCCGATGCCCTCATCTCCCAGGAGGCTCAGGTCGCTGTCCTTGACCACCGCGACACTCTCGCGAGCGTCTTCCAGAGCCTTCCCGATGCGCTCCACGTCAGGACCGTTGATTGCACCAGTGTCGATGCCGTCCTGTAGCTTCGCCTCGAGCTCAGAGAGCGCCTCGTCGGCTTCCGTCGCATACCGCTTGGCGGAATCGCCGTCGAGGTCCTTGAGCGAGACACCTGCTGCACCGGCTGACTCGATCGCTCTGTCCAAGGACTCGCCGATGCTCCCTGCGACACCCTCGTCGATGCCGCCGTTGTCTGCGGAGTCCATGAGGATGGCTTCCAGGGCATCGAGGCTGACACCCGGCATGTCGATCCACTGGCCACCGCGCTCGTTGCCACGCGGGACACGCCACTGGTTCGGGTTGTAGGCGAACTTGATGCCGACTCGCGCGGCAAGCTGCCGTGCCTTTCGACGTGCAACGGCTGCCTGCAGTTTCCCGCTACTGGTCATCGTTTCGGCTCTCTTGTCGGTTTCCAGCGAACCACTCGCCACCAACGATTGTACCATGCCGGAGGCCACAAGTGCAAGCTTTCTGGGAACTGGGAATCCGGGGACGTTGACGGAAAGAACTCCGACAAGTTCCAGTTTCCCACCGATGGTACGCCAGTCGCCGGAAACCGGCGCTGCCTTGAGAGAGGTCAGATCTGCGTTCGGGTGGGCTGCGCCTGCCACCCAGATACCGAAGCGGTCTCTGCCAGCGGAGACATACGCGCCGACCGTGCCGGTGTGCTCGTAGTGGTAGATGGTCTCTGCTGCCGACAGCTTGGCTCCGGCGTGCAAGGTGTTCATGGTGAT